AGAAGGGATACCTCCCCCCTATTCTTTCAAGATAAAAATCCCCAATACAAAAAAAATATTATAAAAACAAAAAAAAAATAGTAAAATATTTTAAATAATAGAGAAATAAATCCAAAAAAATATAAATCAAAAGTGAAATATTTCTTATTTTTGTTTAGGTCAATTCAAATTATGGAGAATTTCATTTTTTCGGTTTTTGCAAAATCTTTTAGAGCATCCCTATTGCGAATGTTTGAATTCCATATTTATTGTAATTGACCAGTTCCTTTAATTATTCAAATATTTAATTACAAGCGATGGGGATCTCTAAAAGGCAAAAAAGAGTTCAGGGTTTAAAAAAATACAACCGAATACTTTCAGTCTTAATAAAAGACAAAAAGAAAAAGGGTGAAATTTACGATTTAAAGGAACTTCGTCAGTACGCAAGTAGTATTTACCCAAATTTCAAGCAAAAAGGCCTCAGGGACATTAAAAAAGGGGTTGTTTTAAGTTCTAGGCCTAAAGAACTGCTTGAAACTCAAAGGGGGGCTGAAAGAAAAAAAGAAACTCCAGTATTTCCTGATGATTTAACAAATCCTGATAAAAGATTTTATTTTGATCTTTATGATATGTTGGGTGATATTCAGTCAAAGACATCCAATAAAATCATTTTTGAATCAAAACTTGAAGGATCAGAAGGATTAATTATTCAAGGAGGTACTAAAATAGAGCCATCTATAAAAATATTCTACGAACAAAACTTCAAGAACTTTATTCATTATTTAGATCAGTTACGAAACAAAGGTTTAATTGATTACAATGACATTAAAATTGTTTGTACTGAACCGAAAAGAATTCCATTCTCATCAAATTGGAAAAGTTTTATAGTTTTGGCAGGTGCAGATGGTGAAGAAGTTGATCCTGATTTAGAAAATTTGATTGATAATTATGATCCAAAAACAAGATACATAATTGAAAAAGCCCCAGACAAAAAGAAAAAGCCAAGACCAAGTGCAGCAGCTCAAATTAAAGATGATGAGAAGCAGAAAACGCTTCAATTAGCCTTGGAAATGGTTAAGAGAGGTGAAATGTCATGGGATAGGTATGATCAACTTTTAGATAGGCTTTATCCTGATAAATAATGAAAAAGAGATTCATAATTTTAAGATATCCAGGTATCGGACTTGGAATTGCTATAGAGAAAGAATCTCTAGGAATTGTATTTTTTAATTTTTTAATCCAAATAAATTTTAAGTTATGAGTAAAAGTAAATTTTTCGAAAAAGAAAATCTTGAATTTTCAAGAGATCAAATTGTTGTTAAGCATGCAACAAATCCTGAAATCACATTTAAGAAAGTAGGTCTTGATTATGTTGTTATCAGTCAAAATTCTCAAAGCATTTGTATTTATAGAGATCAGTTGACATCTTTAGGTTTTGCTCTTCAAGAAATTGGTGGAATGATTGCAGATGAAGAATCACAATCTGTAGATACAAATCGTTCAGTAAACATTGATTTACTTGTTGCAGGAAAATTAAATGAACACCAAGAAAATCCAAATATCGAGTTTGAACCAAAAACTGATACAGTAGAAGAACCTTTGCTAAATCATATTGAATCTGAATCCGAAGCAACTGATTCAGAAGTAGAAAATAATACACTTGATTCATCTTATATGGATGGTGGTGATGCAGTTTCTGAAAATAAAGAAGATATAATTGATGATTCTCAAATTGAATCAGATCCTTCAAGTTTGACGACTAGCGATGAAATAAAATCAGAAAACGATCAAGAATCTAGCGATGCACCTAATGAAAGTTCTAGCAAAAGTTTCGCCAAGAAAGTAGGTCAGAAACTTGGTTTAATCTAATACCAAAAAATCAAAATGTAAATGAATAGATATGGCAAAGAGAAAAACAATCGAAACATCTATTGAAGATGCCAATGTTGAAACTATTCAAGAAGCACCAGTAATTGAAGATTTTGTTCCTAAAATACCGATTACTGATGAAAACACAGTAGAATCGGAAAAAGTAAACAATGTTGTTTATTCAAAGAATTATTTCGAATCCGAAATTCTTTTCAAAATAAATACTGATAATCAAAATTTGTCTGAAAAATTTGATTTTACTGATGCTTTAATTGATTTAAATTTCATTCGTGGATTAGAACGTGCGGTTTTATCTAGACTAGAAGATTTGGGTTTAACTCCTGAATCGATGAAAGAATATAATATTGCTGCTGATATTTATCCATTTGTTTATAGCACAGCTTATCCGAATGGAGTTCTAGTTTTAGATATGAGTTATGATGAACTTAAAACAATGCTTGTTGAGTTTAATTCATGAAAAACATAGATGTTTCTTTCGAGGAATATGATCAGCTCGTGGAACTCCAAATTAAAAATGGAGTTCCATACGCTGAACACAATAAAGGTTCAAGAAAAACACTGTATGTTTTTGGATCGCCAGTCGCTTCCATAGTGTCTGGATACAATAGTTTAGATATTGGAGCTTTACCATATCCAAAATTTTATTCTTTTTTAGCAGCTTTTAAGAGAGGCCTATATCAAAACTTAATTTCGAATCAGGAGTTAATCAATTTTAAAATTGAATTTGATGGTTCAAGTCGTGGAAAAAATAGAGAGTTATTTCAAAAAATTGAAATCGAACAAAGTTATTTTAACCTGGATTTAATATCTGCATATTGGCAGATTGGATATCGATTGGGATATTTATCAAAAAAAAACTATCAAAAATATTTTAAAGAAAATGACTACAAAGCAGCAAAGAGATTATGCTTTTCATTTTTGGCTAGATGTAACTACAAAGAATATTTAAATCCAGATGGTTCAAAATATATTATTGAGTGTGATAATACTATTGATCAACAAGTCTATGATAATGTAAGAAATGAACTGTACAGGATAATATTAGGCGCAGTTGATTTAATTAGTTCGAGTTATATTGATTATAATATTGATGGTATTTCATTTTTGAAATCAGAATTACCAGTAGTTAAAAAATACTTTGATGATTTGAAATTGGAGTATAAAATAAATCCTTGTGTAAAACAAGGTGATTCCCATTATCTATTTAAAGGCAAAATAAGGAGGTTTTAGTTAATAACTAACACTTATATGTTAATAAATATACTTTTGTAATTATTAGTAATTAACAAAGTGTTGTATATTTGTACCATAATCGCAAATAAATAAGAATGATGAAAAATGAAACAACTCCAAAAGAAATTTCAGAATCACCTCTGAAAGAATTCAACCACACACCAGAACCTTGGTTGGTTGCTAATATTCCTGATATTATGAATGGAATGTATGAGATATATAACAAACCTTTTGGACTTGGTATTATTGGATACTCTCATAATAAAGAAGATGCTAAAAGGATATCCGAGTGCGTGAATGCGATGAAAGGCATTGAAAATCCAATTAAGTTCATGGAAGTAGTAAACTCAATGCTTACAATGATTGATAATGGAGAAAAGATTGATAATCATTCTCTTATTTTTAAATGCATACCAATGTGGTATGAAAAAACCAAAGAACAATGAGAACATTTTATGTAATTAAAGACATAAGGGCTAACAAGTATTTGTCAGTAAATGAAGATTGGAATGATTTTATGATATGTCAAGAGTTTGATTCTGAAGAATCTGCAATAAAAGAACTTGAAAGATGGGATGGTTATTTCATAATTGAGAAAATATATCAACTTTAAAAATTAATCAAAATGCGCAGAAGCACAAGAAGGTTTTTAGGAAATATATTTATTACTCTATTTTCCCTACCTATATTAGCTGAGTTAGCCAAAGGCTCAAAAAAATCAAATAAAATCCCCTTAAACAAGGAAAATAATTCCATACAAGGCGTAAAACAACCAACAGCAGTAGAATGGCAATATATTGAGCTTTCAAAATTTCTTAATGGCAAATCAGAATTTACCCATGCAAATGATATTCTAATTAAAGCCAAAGAAATGGAGCAGCAGCAGATATATAGAGCAGGTGCATATTACTTTCATGAACATGGTAAACTAACACCTACTCAATACTACAACGAAACCTTTAAACAAGAACAATGATAGCATTATTTATAGTACCAATTGTATTGGTAGCATTTATTTCCTACTACTTAGGAAGAAACCGAGAAAGAGCTGAGTGGGATAAGTTATTTGAAGACGTAGAATTATCAAAAACTAAACAACAAGAACAATGAAAGAAGAAGAATTAAAGTACAAGTATCCAGTAGGCGATTTTTTAAGTGGATTTTCAGAAGATCCTAATAATCCATGTGATTATGAACTTGAATGTCAAAGAATGGTAAGTAGAGGAGTTCAATATCTTGACGACCATAAAGAACTATGCGATGCAGTAGACATAGGAGGTGTTAAAACATCAGATCAAAGAATTCAACCAATGATTCATTTCATGTGCCTAAATGAATCAGGTCATTCTGGGATGATGATAGATAAAACTGTTAGAGTTTCTTTTGTCGCTAAGAAAATGGGTTGGGAAACATACATTCAAAAAATAACAGAATTTAAAAACCAAGAACAATGAAAGAATTCTTGCTATTGCTATGGCAAACATTCATAGCACCTTATAAAATGGTATGTAATTTATTTGATATGGAAGGAGATTACCTTTATAAACTTAAACAACAAGAAAAATGAAAAAAAAACTAACAGAGTCATTTAATGACCCACAATTAAAAGAAAAATTACTTAGCAAAATTCGTGAATTTATTGAAAATGAAACAACAGAGTTTTCAACAAGCCAACTTCACATAGACAATTCTTCATTTTCATTATATGCAGATAATGGTAATGGTAATATCATGAAACGATTTGTTATACGAATTGAAGAACAATCCCAAGACGAACAATTTAAAGAACAATAAAATGACAGAGTTTAAGCAGTACCGAAGAAAAAGTATATCTGAGTTGAGACCTTATGTTGAAGGTGAGATTTTAGATGGAAAGGTGTCAATATCACAAGCTGATAAAGACAATGGAAGTCCAAAGTTAGGTGACATGATTGCAAGAAATCCAAAGAATCACGAAGACCAATGGCTTGTAGCCAAGCAATACTTTGAGGATAATTTAGAAGAAATTTAAAGAACCAGAACGATGAGTAAAATAAAAATAAAATTAGAATTAGTCAATGGTGTAGAAGGTGATTCTATTTACCTAAATGACACAAGAATTTGTGGATCAAAACCTTGGGGTGGCGGAAAAGTTATGAAGAAATGGACTACCTCAATTGAAGACATTGAAAGTGCGCTTGGGTTTAAATTTACAGATGAGCAATTAGATACACTCAAACAACAAGAATGAAAATAAAACAATGCTTAATAATTAATCAAAATCAAACACCTTAAAACAAGAACAAATGAAACCAGTAAAAGCGAATGAATTACGTCTTGGTAATTTAGTCATGGATGGCCATGAAATTGAACAAGTCAATGCAAGAATGATTGACATGCTAGTAAAAAATGAAGCTGAATTTAATCCTATCCCACTAACCGAAGAATGGTTAATTAAATTTGGTTTTAGTAAAATGGATGATACCACACCAAGTAATTATAGAGTCCATAAAAGCAAGATGTTCTTTTACATTCGTTATGGTACGTTCACTACAGATATGGGTAAAACGGATTTAATCGGTTACAATGGATTATTCGTAGGCAACAAATTTGTAAGGGTTATCAGATACGTACATGATTTGCAAAACTTATATTTTCCCTTGATGTGTGAGGAATTACAACCTATCTACAAAAACTCTGAAGATGAAAGCAGTATTAGTTAAAAAAGCTGAATGTTGGTACAATCTTTATCAAGAAGAGATAGGATTTGCTTCAACTCATTGGGAATTGCAAGGGTATAAACTATGTCAAGAAAACTGTGATGAGATATTTGGAGTTTTGGATGTTGAGAAATTGGCAATAGATGAAATCGGTAAAAGGAACTTATCTGGTCAGATATACAATAATCATGAAATTTCAATTTTTATCAAAGGCTTCAACAAAGCAATGGAGTTAAACAAAGACAAGTTGTTTACTTTGGAAGATATGAGAAAAGCTATCGATTGGACTATGAATCAGTATTTTGAGTTTCATGAGTCACCAGCAATAGGAAGACGTGAACATTATTTACAATTACTTCAACAACCTCCAGATATTGAAGTTGAAATTGAGATGGAAACAATTAGTGAGGGCTTGGATGAAAATGCACAACCTCAATTCAAACAAAGTATCAAACTTGATGAAAAAGGATGTTTAATCCTGAAAAAAGCAAAATAATGGCACAAACATTTTACGTTATCAAACAGTATAGAGATGATAAATTTTTATCAAGCGAAGGTTTCTGGACTTCATACGTATTTTCAAAAGAATTTGCATCTGAAACGGAGGCTTTAGAATTTATTGATCAATTAGCATCTTCTAGTTTTCATAGACCAATTATTTCAAACGTTTCTTTTGTAATTGAAAAGTATCACAAATACATTTAAACCAGATAGTATGGAACATTTGAAACAAGATATCATTGAACATAAAAAATTCAATGAGTTTAAAACAATTGAGAAAAAAGTCATTTGGTTGCTTGAAACGAATGCATATTTAAGGGATAGTGATGATCGTCTTTACAATAAATACATTGCCTTTCAACTAGGAGATGGAGATTTTGAAAAGGGAGTAGACATGCTAGAAAAAATGTCAGCTAAAAAATTTCTGATTCTTCTTGTGAATTCTTCAATAGTAAATTATGATACTTTGACTAGAGCCAGAAGAAAAGTTCAGGAAAAATATCCGCATCTAAGAGGTGATTCTTATGTAAAGAGAAAGGCCGAATCAGAACACTGGAAAAATAACATTAACAATTATTAGTCATGCCAAAAGGAAAAATTCTATCAATAAATTTTGTGAATGAATGGACTGCTGCCGATGGTACGCTTTATTACTATCACGCAATAGTTCTTGATAATGGAGATGTTGGATCTGCTGCTTTAAAATCGCAAAATCAATTCCAACTCGGTCAAAATATTGAGTACGAAATTGAAGGAGAACGCATTAAAAAAGTAAAACTTGTCATGCCATCCTCTTCCAAAAAAGCATCATCTGCAGCTCCTTCATATTCTGGCAGAAAATCATATTCAAAGTCAGCAAGAAACCCTGTAGATTTTTTGGGCTTTATTTATGGATATGCCAAGGACATTCACATTGCTGAAATGAATGTTACAGGAAAAGTAGTTCCGATTGAAAAGTTAAAGAGCAATGTTGAAGAAATGTATGCTCATATTCAAGAACTTTTGGATAACGAATAATCAAATAGACATGGATGAAATTGAATCATTGCAAATTGCCATTGCAAGCACATTAGGTATTGTACCTACACCTTCTCAAAGTGAGAAAATCCTGGAAAAATTCAGATTAGTAAAATCCAAAAATTTGGAAGTTACAATTGCTCAATTAAAAAACATAAACAATGGACATAAGGAAATTAGCAATTGAAAAATTAGTGAATGCAGGTATATTCAATTCTGATGAAAAAATGATTTTGGCATTTACTCTTGGATATCAAGAAGGAAATGCAAGGCCTCCAATCATGATCAATACAATTGAATCTTATCGAAGCGAAATAATGTCAAATATTTCTTTTCGTGATGTTTTGTGCATGCAACAAAGATTAAGTGTTGAAGATTACGAATACATGGTGTCCGAATTCATTCAGTTACAAATGGTAACTAGAAAAATATATTCGAACTCTAGTGAAGTTTTCAATCATTTAAGAAATTGGATTGCCTATCAAAAAAAGAATTATTTGGAGAAGAAATCAAAATCCAATAAAAAGGAAGGCTTACTATGACCAGGAAGAAAAAAGTTTATCTACAGCCACAAGTTGATCCTGAGTGGCAAGTAAAAGTAGAGAGAGTTATTTTAAGTACTGTTTTGATGGACAAAGAGGCCATTCATGTAGTGGCCAAAGATTTTCAATTAAAATATTTTCGAACAGATGAGAACATTCAAATAGCCAATGCAATAATTCAATTGATGATTGCCAATAAGAAAATCGATATGATTACACTTGTTGAGCAATTGAAGAAAAATGGAACACTTGAAAGCGCAGGTGGCATTGCATACATTTCTAGCCTTACGCATGCTTACAACAGATTCAATTTGGAAGAACACATGCTTGTTCTCAAACAATATTGGCTTGCTCATTATATTACTGAGTGTTGTAACGTAGCTCAATCAGAAATCATTGAATACAAAAAAGACATTTTCGATGTTTACGCAAATTTGCAGAAAAAGCTAGACGATGCACAAAGAGATATCATTGTTAAGGATCTACAAAGTGTTGCCGATATTCATAAAGAAATACTTCAAAAGTCTTATGAATTTTTGGATGGTCAAATTACTTCTGGAGTACCAACTGGACTTGATAGATTAGATCTTTTAACAAATGGTTTTCAGAGTAGCGATTTAATTATTTTGGCAGGAAGAACTTCAATGGGTAAAACCGCATTTTCTTTGAGCATATTAATTGAGCCTTGCATTCATCAAAAAATACCTATTGGCTACTTTTCTTTGGAAATGTCAAAGGAGCAAGTTGTAGGTCGTATTCAATCCATATTGTCAAAAATTTCGGTAAGTAAGATCATTAAAAAGCAATTAACTATTGAAGAAATAAATCAGGTTGCTCACAAGGCAAATGAATTAATGACTTCTCCATTTTTTATCGATGATACTCCGAACATTTCAATAATGGAACTTAAATCTAAAGCTAGGAAACTAGTTCGTGAAGATGGCGTGAGAATGATTGTAATCGATTATTTACAATTAATGAAGTCTGGAATCAAGACTTACAATAGAGAACAGGAAATAGCGGAAATTTCAAAAGCATTAAAAGCAATTGCCAAAGAATTAAATATCCCAGTTATTGCATTAAGTCAATTATCAAGGGGTGTAGAACAAAGAGGTGGAGATAAAAAACCGATGCTTTCTGATTTAAGAGATTCAGGTCAGATTGAGCAGGATGCCGATATGGTTTTATTTTGTTTCCGCCCAGAATATTATGGTCAATTAGAATATGAATGTTTCGGGCATGTTTTACCTGCAGATAATTTATTTGTTTTAATCGTTTCTAAGCACAGAAATGGCGTATTGGGTGAAATTCCTTTACATTTTGAAGGCCAATACACTGAAATAAGCAATTATAGAGATGGAAATAGCCTTTATAATAGTGGTGCGATAAGAACACAAAACCAGACCAATCCTCAAAATACTAGTCAAAATGTTTCTAATATGTTGTCAGATGAAACAAATAAAGAAAATTCTAAATTTGGTAATATAACACCTAAAAATAGTATATTTGAAAAAGAAATAACTGGTCAAGAAAACAAAAACAATTTATCCCGATTTAGTTCAAGTTTTGATAACCCCATAGATGAAATAGATTTTAATTCAAACGAAGAAGAAACACCATTTTAAATTATGGAATCAAAAAACAAGAAAATAGAAGAGATTATTTCTATTGTTTGCAATCATCAAAATATTGATCCCAAACTTATAGAAGAGACAAGTAGAAGACCACCAATACCATTTTTGAAAAAAGTAGTTGCATACATGTTACATAGACATCTTTCATTAAAAACCGAAGCCATTGCCGAGTTGTTGAAATTCAAAACTCATTCAAATGTGGTAACTCACTTGAAACGATTAGACGAGCAAATGAGCTACGATAAAAAGTTGAAAAATGAAATCGGTGAATTGAACACAATAATTATTGAAAAGGGAATTTCAAAGTATTCAAACAAAAATAATAAGTGGTATTTATTTCTGGATTTGAATGATTTTTTCATAGCCACAAAAGGAGAAAAATCAATCTTATTTCACAACCATACTCTGAATGAAATTGAATTCATATTAGGCGATGGATGGCAAATTACTGAACATACTAAAACCAATAAATTCTTATTCCAGAATTACAAAAGTTTAAACAACAAAAATTAGTAACCAATCAAAACAAATAAGTATGACCGAAGAACAATTAGAAGAGTTTAAAAATTCTGGAATACTTCCCATGGAAGTTTATGATGATACAGATAAAACTGAACCAACTACAGAGATAACTATTTGCGATAGCATTTCAGGTGGCGTACAAGAAATAGATAACATGCCTAGAACAATTAGTTTAGTTCGATTAAAACTAATTAATGGCAAGTGGAAGGAGTTTCGTGCTGAATATATAATGAGAATGACAGACATACCAGGTTTATAAATACCCTTAAATAAATTAGAATGGAAATTATTTTTACAAGACATATCGTATCTGCTGAATTAGTGAGTTCAAAACCAGCAAGAGGTTATTATGTATTTGATACTCGAAAAGTTCGTATTGGCTCTAAATTTTTTGGATTGATTCCTATTTATGCAAAAATGTCTGGAATATTCGATGAAGAACCATTTTCTTCTGGAGAATATTATGGATCAATAGATGAATTTAATTCTGCACATCCACATTTTTATTTTGATCAATTAAAAAATCGTCTTTATCATAAAGACCATGTAAAGATTGTTCTGAGAAATGGAACTACTACAGATATATATTCAAGATATCCAAAAGTTTTAGAAAATCTTTTCGAAAAAATCAAAACGGAAAAGTTCATTGAACTAAAACGAAAAATTTTTTAATCAAAATAAATAAGCATGTATGAACTGCACTTATTTCTTAAAAGACAAAAAAAGTAACCAATAAAATAGAATAGAATGGAAAGAGAAAAAACAATAACTCATTATGAGGAAAATCCTATTACAATTTCAATTAAAAATCCAACAAACGAACAAAAAAAATGGGTTTTATTTGGGACAAATGTATTTTTACATGAAGATAATTTTGGTTCGGATGAAGGATTAAAAATTGAGAATAATGGTAATTATTCATATCAATCAATTTTACAAGATTTATCAAGCAAAAAAATACCAATAAGTATGTTGAGAATAATGACTGACGTTAAAGTCAATTTTAATCAATGTATTTATTTTGAAAAAATAACTAATAGTACAAAACAGTTTTCTTCTGATAAAATATCTGAACATCTTGATCGATATCAATTTCAATCAAATATAATTCAAATGCCATGCAGCCTATTTTTAGATAAAGAACATACAATATCTGGAAAAATAGAACCTAATTCACAAATGATTTTCTCATTTTATTCTCCAAAATTAGAATCTGAAGAAAAAACTAAATCCAGAAAAATTATCAAGAAAGAATATTTTTTACTTCGAATGGCAAGAAATATTTATTCAAAAACGAAAACATTTAAAACAAAATTATTGACTTTAATAAAAATAAATAAGCATGGAAAATGAAACAACTAAACCATTGACACTTGGAGAACAGAGATGTCACATTGACTTCAATCCTTCAGCAGATGATAAGATTGGAAAATTCAAAAGAATGATGGCTGATGCTATTGACTTTCTTAATCAGGAAGATAAAGACACAGAATTAAGAGGAGATGAATATATGGAGCAAGCAAGATGTTTTAAAATCGCAATGGAACATTTAGAAACAGCTCAAATGTATGGCGTTAAAGCAATTTCCAAATCACTTAAAGTAACCAATAAAAATAAATAAATATGCAAATCACAGAAAACTGGGGTAAAGACGAAAACGGTGAACAATTGTACATTGAGTTCGGTAAAAATGGCCAAGGAATCACAGAAGAATTGGTCGCCATTGGAAAAAGAATTGAAGAATTGAGTAAACAATACAATGTTTACCTTCATCACGAAAGTTTCATAGACACTGCGGATGATGTGTACACTTTGAAATTTCAGCTAGTTAAAAAAGAAAATACCTTAACTAATGAAAGTCGTATTCCATTGCAATCCTTAAAAGTTTCAGAAAGCACATGTAATTGGAGTCCAGATCAAAAAATGGATACATGCAATTGGATTCCACCTACAAAATCAGATACATGCACATACCCTTTTCAAAATGAAACACCCGAACCAAAATTTGTCGAGTTTGAAACCCCAGAAACAAGAAGTTTATCCTTGGATTTAGTTTCTCCAATTCGTGTTGTGGATCTTGATAAAGGAAGTTTTAAAATTGTGGATTCCGAGGATTCAGAATACTTCTTTTACCAAACTAAAACAGGAAAACTTGCCTATGATGGTTGTTGTGTTGCTGTTGAGAACAAACAAAAGGTATTTGATCATTTGGAGACTCCTAAACCAGAACAAGAAGCAAAATAAAAATAAAGAAGTATGAACGCTTACTATCACTATAAATATAGTAATGGATTACAATTTGTATCAACTGCAAACGAAACAATAATAAGATTAAAAACAGATTTCGGTTGCGAAATACCAAAGTGTATAGGCGTTTGGAGATTTAAGAAAGTAAACAAAAAAGTAACCAATAAAAACAAATAAATATGAAAGAAAAATCACTTCACAACACAACTGCAAATGGCGCAAAAGAGAACGTTAAAGACATTCAATTTTGGGGCGATGAGGATACATTCCTTTTAATTTCAAAAGCATCTTCTGAATCGGAAGGTTGGATGAAATCAACCAAAGCAATGCCTGCAGGAAATTCAGTTGTAGTTCAAGTAACGACACAACAAAGAAATCCAAACCTAACTAATTCAATTGCCGAAGCATTGACTACTGTTGATAATGCCATTATTTGGGAATTGATAGGCCAAGATGGTAAAGCAGAATATCGCTGTATTGTTCAAAGAACAGACAAACATAAAGGAATGCGAACATACAAAACAAGTAACGGGCAAATCATTAATTCAGAACAATAAGCGAAATAAAATCAAATCTTTTTAAAAGATTGATTGGTTTATTCACGTGGCGGAATTGGTAAGACGCAAGTTATTTATACGAAAGTTATAGGTTCGAATACTATCCTGAATACAAAGCAAACAAACATGCAAATCACAGATAAAATATCAATTACTAATGAGGATAATATGGCATTGATGTCTCGTTATCCAGATAAGTATTTTGATTTGGCGATTGTAGATCCTCCCTATGGCATTGGTGAAGATGGTGCTAAAAACCATTCTCGAAACAAAGCAGCAAGAGCCACTAAATACACATCAAAAAGTTGGGATTGTTCTCCACCTTCTATTGAATATTTTAATGAATTATGTAGAGTTTCTAAAAATCAAATTATATGGGGCGCAAATCATTTCATTAGTCGTATTCCTTTAGATAGCAGTTGTTGGCTTGTTTGGAATAAATTAAATTCTGGAGATTTTGCAGATTGTGAATTAGCATATACTTCATTTAATTCATCTGTTAGAAAGTTTGACTTTAGATGGAATGGAATGATTCAAGGTGATATGAAAAACAAAGAAATCAGAATTCATCCAACTCAAAAACCTGTTGCACTTTACAAATGGATTCTTGACAAGTATGCCAAACCAGGTGATAAAATACTTGATACCCATTTAGGAAGTGGATCAATAGCGATAGCATGTCATGACTACGATTTTGAATTGACTGCATGCGAGCTTGATTCCGAATATTACCAAAAAGCAATAGAAAGAATAAAAAAACATACTAATCAACAAAAACTATTTTAAATGTCGAAACAAAAAATTTACATTGCTGGCCCAATTACTGGATATGATTTATCAGAGCGTGATGCAACTTTTAAGAAATATCAATTATTTCTAGAAGACAATGGTTTTGAGGTTGTAAATCCTATGACCTTACCACATGATCATGATAAAAGTTGGGAAAGTTATATGCGTGAATGCATTACTGAATTAGTGAAATGCGACAAAATATTTTTAATTCCAGATTGGCATAAATCAAGAGGTGCAAAATTAGAGTTCGAAATTGCTGATAGTTTGAATATGGGAATGATTACTTACAGTGGAAATTTATGATTAATATTAAATTCAAGAAGTGTCTCCCATTTACTCACAAATGGATATTATTCAATTACGATGGATACAGTAAAATCTTTTGGTGTAAAAAATGCGATAAAGTCAAATCAATAAAAATTAGTAACCAATAAAAATAAATAAACATGATTAATTATTTTCAAGTAAAAGTAAGAGTAACAAGAACTATTAAAGGTAAACCAAAAAGAGTTTTTGAAAATTACCTAGTATGGGCGCAATCATTTACAGAGGCCGAAGCGAATATCATGCAATCTCTGTTAAATCCAGAAAGAGAAAATTTCGAGCAAAACAAAACAATGACTATCAATGCCATTGATCGATTCCAGATTGATGATATTTTTGGTTCAGATTTTTCTGAGAAGTATTGGTTAGTAAAAGTTGACTACAATGTTCTAGATGGTAAACCAGTAAGATTAAAATATCTTATCAATTCAGCATCACCTGAAAAAGCATCAAGTGAATTGCTTGAAATTATTGCAAAGAATGAATCATCATCAAGATTTGAAGTTACCTCAATTTCTGCTTCTTCAATTTTAGAAGTTTTCACTTATGAAACTTCAAATTCAACTACAAATGAAAGCGCAGAAGAATCAGAAGAAGTTGAAGAATCAGAAGAAATGAATGTTAACGAAGACTAACCATGACTTACATTAAAGGAAATCGAATTAATTCTTGTCTCTATGAAAGAAATATGACAAGATCTGAATTGATTGATAAAACTGGTATTGATGCATCCATGATGTCAAAAATTATTAATGGTTCAAAAAAGGATCTTAGATTGACAACAGCTCATCGTATTGCCAAAGCACTAGATTATCCATTAGAAGTAGTTTTTATTTTGTGATTATGTTCAAAGTAGGAGATAAGGTTAATATAAAAAACCTAACACAGACAGGAGTTATTGTAGAAATCAGAAAAGACAAATTCAAGATTGAACTTGATGGTGGTTTCGGATTTTGGGTAGTTCAAAAAAACCAAATTTCATTGGTTGAAAAATGAAATCAATCAAAGTAGGATCAGATTTTTCTGGTGTAGGTGCATTTAACCAAGCACTTATGCGTTTAGGTATCGATTTTAAAGAAGTTTTCGCATGCGACATGGACAAGTATGCTAGACAAACTTTTATTGCAAACTATGGAGAGCCTGAGTACTATCCACTGAATGTTTATGATCGAGAAATACCAAAAGAATCTTTGGATATCTATATGACTAGTCCTCCCTGCCAAGCATTTAGCCTGGCAGGGAAAAGACTAGGTAAAGACGATAAAAGGGGAATTCTCTTTTTCAATAGTCTTGAATTCATTCAGAAAAATAAACCAAGGTATTTCATTTTTGAAAATGTAAAGGGATTACTTTCTGATGATGGTGGCAAGACTTTTCAGGAATGGGTGAATCTTTTAGGCGGCAAATCAGTCAATGGCCTACCAGTTTTATTTCCATACGAAGAATCAGTGCCTTATCATCTATATTGGAAAGTTCTCAATGCAAAGCACCATGGAGTTCCGCAAAATCGTGAGCGAGTGTTCTTGGTTGGCATTCGAGATGATTCCGACAACAAATTTCAATTTCCAAGAGAGGAGCATTTATCCAAACGATTAAAAGATGTGCTTGAGCAAGAAATCGATCCAAAGTATTTTCTGAGTGAGAAATTATTATCCTATTTTGCAGACCATAAAGAAATGCATAAAGAACGTGGTAATGGATTTAAATTTGAACCTCATACAGACACCACAAAGGTATCAAATGCCATCAGTACAAAATGTGGAAGTAGACAAACAGATCCATTTATTAAAATAAAATCAGCTACGACCAAAGGTTACGAAGAGGCGCAAGAAGGTGATTCAATAAATTTCAGCGTTCCGAATAGTGAAACTAGAAGAGGCCGAGTTGGAAAAGGAGTAGCTCAAACTTTGGATACTGCTTGTAATCAAGGAACTTTAAAATCAGGAGAAATTCGAAGGCTTACACCTAGAGAATGTTTCCGATTAATGGACTTCCCAGATACATTTACTTGGCCTGTGTCCGACTCTCAAGCATACAAGCAAGCTGGCAATTCAATTGTGGTTGGAGTATTGTACAAAATAATTGCAAAATTCAAACTTAATTAATGAGTTCAAAGGCATCTATCGGTACACTATACATTAACAATGGTAGTGTATCGATTATTGAAGAAAAGTGTTTTGTCTTGGATTCAAGTCGTAAATACTTTCTATTTGATGTTGTTCCCATGGGTGCAGTACGCATGTCTCAGAGTGATAAATGGAAATTAAATCCTAACCACCACAATATTCTTCAAAGGCAAAGACCAGAGGTTACTAGGTATTTCAGATTTAAAAGAACTATCAAAGAACAATCGGTAAAAATGGGATATGTTCAAGATGCAACACTTGAAATTATATTTTTAGTTCCAATGCCAAGCAGTTGGTCCAAAAAGAAAAAGGAAAGACAAAATCGAATGCCTGTAAAAACAAGACCTGATATCGATAACTATGTAAAGGCATTTTTGGATGCATTATTAGTTGATGATGGATTTGTTTGGAAAATAATTGCAGAAAAGAGATATGCATACAAGGGATCAATTATCGTTTACAAATAAGTCATGAGTAAAAATATTTTATTTGGAACTATCAAAGTCCAAGAAGGAAAATCATCCAAAACTGTTGAAAAGGCTGTGTTCATAGAAGGATCAGAATACTATGTTTCGCATGCAGATAAAAAACAACCACCAAGAAAAATACTCCAGGTAATCGAAACTAAAATAATTGGCAAAACAAATCAAAATGCTTAAAAGACATATACTTAAAGCGATATCTTATAGAATGTTAGGTACGCTTCAAACAATGACTATTGGATATTTCTTTACAGGAAGTTTTATCATTTCAGGATCTATAGGAATAACTGAATTGTGCGTAAAACCAATGATATACTTTCTTCACGAAAGATTTTGGTACAAGTACGTTAAGTTTGGATTGGATAAAAAATAAAAAGGGAGACTACTATTATTCATCTCCCCAGTTTTGTTCCTAAGCTACTGCTCGTAGTTTAGGAAACATTTCAATAACGTTTCCGTTTATTTTTTTTGTTGACCAAATTCACACCTCTTTCTAACTGTCAAAACCAACGACATCCCCAATGAACTTTGGTAGGTTTGCAAGATGCCTAACTACCAGTTGACAAACACTTGTGGAGATGGAGGGATTCGAACCCTCGTCCAAATTAGCGACTAATGTCAATTCGATATTTCTATCAAGTCAACGTTCAAAGATAAAATAATTATTTTGATTCAGGTCTAGTGTAATACCAAAAAGCAAGAGCAAAAGCTGTTAAGCCTAATCCAATTGCAATATTACGATACTGAGTGGCAGTCAATCCTGATTTGTTGAAAGTATCGTTAGATGGGCTATATCGAAAATGCCAATCTTCTCCGATTGATTTTCCTTCATCCCACATCCAACCATATTTCTCACCATTTTTCTTTACCCAATCTTGTGCAGATTTTGGATATAAGTCAATAGCTAATCCATAACCATGATTTGATTTACAACCTTTTGAAGTGGATGGATCAGCTGCAACTGCATTTTTGCCAGCTTTATATTTTTCCCACAGACACCATTGTGTAGCACCACCTTTGCAATTACGCTCAGTGTAGTCTCCTTTTCGACCACATTTACGATAAGAAGATACCAAATTAAAAGTTACTCCAGAATCCTCTGCAGCAGCTTTCATTCTCAAATAAGAATCGGCAGCAGTTTTGAATAAAGCATGATTACCTCCAACACTTTTTAATACAGAGCTAGATAGTTTACCATTCTCACCGATTCCTTCTTTGTATGCCATTATTTTACAGTTGTAACGACAGTTTTATCAGGTTTCATAATCGTAAACTCTACTCTACGATTTTTATCTCTACCTTCTGAAGTTTCATTACTTGCAATTGGCATGGATTCTCCTTTTCCATCGGTAGCGATTCTTGAAGCATCAACTCCTTTAGAAACTAAATAATTAGAAACTGCAATGGAACGTTTTTTAGAAAGTTCTAAATTGCTTGCATCACTACCAACGTTATCGGTATGTCCAACAATTTTAATTTTCCAGGTTGGTTCTTTCACCAGTACATCTGCTAATTCATCTAAAAAAGGAAAAGATTCCGCTTTGATAATTGCTTTACCATATTCGAAATTCAGATTATCAAACACATCTCTCAATGTTTGTTTGTCGGTCTTGCGATATTTAGTATAGTACCAAATACCTCCAATTAATAGAAGTATTACTGCGCCAAGTGCGATTTTTTGATTTTTTTTCATCATGCTACTTTCAAATCGTTTACTGCGATATCTAATGATCCATTTTTGCCAAGCATCTTTTTAATGTAACCAGCAGTGATTGCTGGTACTGAAGTAACAACTTGTGCAGTATCTTTATTTGCTATTCCAGTGTTATTGAATCCTTTCAAGCCCCAATTGTAAAGGGCAATGATTCTATCCATACGGATAGCACCATTCGTAGTACCCCAAGGCTTATCCATATACTGTCCTAAAATGATAGAACCAATCAAAATGTTTAATTCGGGATTCATTTGATCCTGCATAGTCAACTTTCTTGTATTACCTTTTGCATCAAAAGTTATTCCGAAAGATTTTAGCTTTTGTTTTTCAAATTCTGATAGACGACCTTGATTAAATTCTTTTGTCAAGGTAAAGTCAGGATTTCCTGTTCCTGCAACAAATTGTCTATTCCATTGCATTAAGCCAGTAGTTGGAGAATTATTTTGTGATCCTGCAGTTGGATTACCATTTGATTCAACCATAGTGAATGCCAAAAGAACAGCAGGTGGGATTCTAGAACTTTCGCCATATTGTTTAAAGAATGTACCATACTTAGACCATACATCTTTCATTTGTTTTGCTAGAGCTTCACGACTTGAATACCAATTACTAGGACTTACTAGATTTGGATTTTTTTGAGGAACGGATAGTGTATAAGTAGCCATAGTTCTTAGTTAAATACGATTTTACGATTATTCTTTTTTTCGTCTTGTGTTTTCAGAGGACGAACTACAAAATAGTAATAGCCAGTACCTGCTAATAAAACGACTGCACCTAGCCCTAATATGAGTTTAAAATTTGATTTCATTTCTTTGGTTTTTGTTAAACAAATGTAATTATTTTATTCTTTATTGAATGAATAACTATTTATATATCAGTTTTTTTACTATAAAATAGGGATTTTTTGATTAAAATTGTACATTAATTTAAAGGTTTGAAAAAGATAAAAAAAACTAGCGATGCCAAGGATGGAGGACTATTTGTTGGCAAATCACATGACGATGGTGGGATTCCTGCTATAGTTGTAGATACTGGACAACCTATTGAGGTTGAAGGTGGTGAAGCTATTATTAATAAAAAGGCCACAGCCAAACACTGGAAAGAATTATCAAAAATCAATCAAAGTACTGGTGGCGTTCCAATTCCTCCTCCTGATCGAGCAGATGAACTTATGGACAAGTTTGAAAAGGGAGGAAAGTTAACTCAATTGGAGAAAAAAACTATTCACAACAAGTGGAAAAACTTGGTGAATATGACATACACTGAATTGAGAAAGTATTATGATTCCAAAGATGGCAAAACTAGTGGCTTAACTCAAAAAGAAGCTGATGATTTAGGTATTGATTCAGGTCGTGAAAGTGCTGTATGGATCATGAAAATGAAACGCACAAACTACAAGGATTGGACACCTGAAATGTGGCGTTGGGCTAAAAAACAAATAAGTTTTATATCTCGAATGAGAGGTAACCAAGGCGAGTTAATGGAAAATGGCAGAAGAACTCCAAAATTAAAATCATTATTGATTTGGGGTCATAATCCTTACAAATATGCAGGAGGCGGAGACATTCCAGCTGAAGCAAAGTATCCAGTTGATGCAAATTCTCTTCAAGTAATGCTTAAATATGCATCAAAAGAAGATGCACCTGCTATTCAGGAACAAATAGCCAAACTTAAACAAGAACATAAAGAAAAGTACCAAAAGAATCGGAAAAAATATAAAGGAGGTGGTAAACCATCGGATATTGCCTCTGCAATACTTGGATTGAAAGCACTTTTGAAATATCCAGAATTACTAGAAAAATTTGATAAGGAAAATATAGAATACACTATCAAAGGATTAGAAATTCTTGATAAAATGCATCCTTCTGAAATTGATCCTAACGATACAAGTAGTGGAGTGAAATTTATTCCATACAAGGATTACGAAATAATGTATGATCCATATACTAAAAACTACTATGCTAACGATGCTGAATTTGATTCTTTAGAAGATGCAAAAGCATTTTTAGATTCAGGTAAAATTTCTGATTCAATTAGAGGTGCAATGCATTATGAAGTGTATGGATATTCAAAAGGTGGGTCAGTAAATAATCAAACACTTTTAGCACCAAATGGTAAACCAACTAAATTAACTCCAGAACAATACAAATTAGTTCGTACACCAGAATTCAAAGCCTGGTTTGGAGATTGGGAAAATGATCCTGAAAGCGCAAGTAAGGTAGTTGATAGTAATGGTGAGCCTAAAATATATTATCAAGGCGTACCATATTATCTATATCCTAATGGAAAATTTATTTACGAAAAAGATAATAATGGAATATTTTTTACATCTGATAAAAGAATCGCTTTAACATATGGGGTAGTAAAAGAAGTATTCATCAATTGCAGAAATCCAAAAGATATCAGAAATTATTTTGGATTCGATGGTAAAAAAATACCGAATAGTGTCAGAAATGATAGAAACTATGATTTTAAATCGGAAGAAGAAATCCAATATGCCAATTCAGATAAAGAAGTCATTAAATTTTATAAGGAAGTTATCAATAAGTATGGTAAACCCATTGAAATAACTGTTGATTCTACTGGTGAAAAATTCAAATTTAAGAGTGTAGAAGAAATAAAAAAATTCTTAATTCCAACTTCAGAAAAAGGATTTTCATTTTTGAATTTTACACGTAGAAGTCTTTTTTGGAATTGGATAGCAGAATATATTAAAAATTCTGAATACGATGGGATATTTGCAACTGATGAAGATCGTCTTTCTGAAGAAATATCAGATAGTGTAGTTGTTTATAATTCTAATCAAATAAAACTTGCAGATGGAACGAATACTACTTTTGATTCTGAAAATCCTGATATTCGATTTGAAGATGGAGGATCAGTAAATAATCAACCACTTTTAGCACCAAATGGTAAACCAAGTAATCTATCGCCAGAACAATACAAATTAGTTCGCACACTAGAATTCAAAGCATGGTTTGGCGATTGGGAAAAATTGATTCAAGTCAAAATGAATGATTCTGCTATAGATGAAATTTCTCTGAAAAAAATATCAGATACAGTAAGTAAGGTCGTGGATTCAAATGGCGAACCTATGGTGGTTTATCACACAACTGACAAAGAATTTTTTATTTTCGATAAAAAAAAATCAAAAGAAGGATTCTTTTTCTCACCTCAAAAAGAAAGACTTTCAGTATATAATAAATCAAAAATAGGTCAGTATTTTTTAAATGTAAAAAATCCTTCTCACGAATTGTTTAAATCAGATGTGAATTATATTTTATCGAAAGGATACGATGGAATTATGGATTATGGCCATGCAAGAAAAATAAATGAATCCTTGTATGAAATAATTGTTTTCGAACCTAATCAAATAAAACTTGCAGATGGAACGAATACTACTTTTGATTCTGAAAATCCTGATATTCGATTTGAAGATGGTGGCAAGACTGATTTAACATACAAAGAAAAATACAACAAGAAATATGGGTATGATTTGGATAAGTCTCACAGTCTTGAAGAAATAGCATCAAAAACAGGTATTTCACTTGAAGGGCTTCAAGAAATTTTCAATAAAGGTGTGGGTGCTTATAGAACAAATCCTGAAAGCGTTAGACCAAATGTAAAATCTCCAGAACAATGGGGAATGGCTAGAGTTTATAGCGCAGTCATGGGCGGTAAAACAGCAAAGATAGATTCAAAAGAACTTAAAATGGAAGGCGGAGGCAAAACCGATTCAGAAATGAATATAGAAAGATACGTTGTCAAACCTAGAGTAAAATTTGGGATGGTATTTGGGTATGTTGTTTACGATAATTTAGAAAAAAAGAATTTGCCTTATGATTATGATGAAGATGAACAATGGAAAGCTCAATCAAAAGCAGATTTACAAAACGAATTGGAGAAAAATCGTTTAAATAAAATGGAAGAAGGTGGCGTAACAGATAAAAAAGATACAGTAACCTTAGATATTCCATTACTCATAAGATTATTAGAATTATCAAGAGAAGACATTCAATCAGATGCTGACTTACACAAGGTTGTAGAAAATATGCTCGATTTAAAAAATAAGGAGGTCTTAACAATGGAGGATTATGATAAAATTTCTCAAATCGCAAAAGAAAAATTAATTTCCCAAGCGCATTATAATTTGACAAGAAAACAAGGCCGACCTGAATACGCACCGAATTCACGTGAAATTGAAGCAGAGATTGAAAGAATGATAAATACAGAAAAATCAAAATTTGCCGATGGTGGAATACTAGAATCTGATACAATGGTAGTTCTACAATCACCAACTGAAATGTTGGATGAAATCAACTTTAATGCACAATTTAAACCAGAATAATAAATGGAAGCCCAAGATATTCAAAAACAGGTAGAAGAAAGATTAAAAGCTCAACAAGAAGGCAAGGAATTCAAAGACATTGGTAAGGTTGCATATACTAAAAAAGAAATGGCAGCCTACAGATTAATATCATCAAAAATGCTTGTGGATTTAGAAGTAGATCCTACAATAGCATTTAACATGGTCAAAAAAGAAAATGTTTGGCCTGCATATAATGTTCAAGAATTAAAAGAAAAAGGTGTTTCTAGTGGTGCTGCATTTATGATGGTTAAATTAAGGACATCAGTTCCTAATAAACCTGAAAACTCTCCAAATAAGAGATCAAGTTATGTTCATTTTTTAGAATTACTTCAATCAGATTTACAAAAGTGTATGACTTACTCTGATGTTTACAATTTGGCTCAAGAGTATCAAAAAATGCCATTGGATAAATTGATTGAATACTTTATCGATCCATCTATTTTCCAGATGGATGAAGAAAATAGAATACTTGTTTTAGAAAAAGCCAAAAATAATCCTTCTATTCAGAAATTTACAAGTCGAGGATCTATATATAATTTATTTAAAGAAGTATTTGCAACAACATTTGCAAATCTCATTTTTAACAAGACAGATGCAACTAATGCAGTATGGTATCAAGCTAGAGAATTTGCAGCACTTTCAGAAGAAGATTCTAAAACGCTTATTGACAAACAAATTGAATCGACAAAAAAGCAAGTAGAAGAAAATAATGCTGAAATTGAAAAAATCAAATCTGCATCATTTTCAGAACTAAAAAAAATAGCTGAAAAATATTACAGATTAAGTTCAGCAGCTAAAAAAATATACTATAGTGATCAACCTAAGTTGATGGAATTTCTATTAGAAACCTTTCAAAGGAAAAATCAAAGGAGGGAGCTTGAACTTGCGGCATACAAACAAAAATATTCTCCAAGGTTAGAGGATTGGAGTTGGTTTGAAAAACCTAAAACTGAATCAGATACTCCAACAAAAAAGAGAGAGAAATCTATTAATACCAAAGAACCTTTATCTTATATAAAAAGAATAGGTGGATATAAAATAAACACTGTCAAGGCACAAGAAATTATTGATTTATTTGGTTTTTCAGCTGTCAATTATGGAAAATATGTTGATGATGCCTGGTCGAAGCAACACACTAAACATTTTTTAGGTGCAATTTCAGATTTAGGTGATGTTTTAAACATTGATATTAAAAAAGTAAATGAGATAGGTGGATTGTCTATTGCTTTTGGTGCGAAAGGTATTGCTGGACACATGGCAACATATTTTTCTCAAAGTCATGATATAAATCTTACTAGAGGAAATGGAGATGGTTCAGTTGCTCATGAATGGGGACATTATTTTGATAACATACTTTGTGATTTATCTGAAAAGAAAGCAGAACCAAAATTTGCATCAGCATCAAAAGCTGATAACGCAAGTATATCTGATATAGTTTCAAAAATAATGAACTTTATTTATAAAGGAGATCCAGAATATACCCCTAGAATTCCAATGACTTTTTATGCCAAAAAGTCTAGTTCTGTACCTTCGTATTATAGTTATAAATATGGCAATCAGTCTATAAAAATTTTAGATACTATTGAAGAAACGTTAGATCAGTATTTAGATTTAGCAGAAGTAAATAGAGATAGATATAATACTCAGTTAAGAGTTTTTGGATATATCATCGATGCCTTCGGTTTGGATAAATATTTGATTCCTATGAAATTGACTACAAGTTATCACTTTCATAAATCTGCTTATTTTTCTTTCGTTTATTCAGGCACAAAAGAAAATGGTCAGCCTGCAATAATTACTGGTACAAGATCAGCCTATTGGACAAAAAATGTTGAGTTGTTTGCAAGAGCTTGGGAAACAGTAATTCTTAAAAAATTACTAGACAAAAATAGAGTTAGCAACTATTTAGTTGCTGATATTAATATGCAAGATGTCATTGATGAAAATTGGTTTCAACCTTATCCACAAGGAAAAGAACTTGAATATCTTGAAACTTTAATTGATGAACTAATAGATGCATTCAAATTAGTTTATTCGGTGGGAGATTTCAATCCACCAAGTAGTATCAGAGAGGATGAATATTTAGATTTATCTCCGAATACAGATGAAGGTAAAACTGAATCAGGAATGGTAATTGATAAATCAACCGAAACAAAAACAACAACTTTTATTGAAAACGATAAGGTAGTTGAACAAATTAAAAAACCAAGAAAACCTAGAACAAAGAAAACCGAAGCTGTCTCTCCAGAACCAAGTGTGGCAGCAATTGAAGAAAATTCTCTAGAATTACAAGAAGATGAAGAACCAAAAGTAGAAGAAATGCAAGAACAAGTAAAAAATGAATCGATTGACGATTCTCAGATAAATGTTTCTCTTTATGCAAATAATTGGAATCAAGTTCCTATTCGATGGAAAAATGTCAAAGGTATTCGTCCAATAGTAGTCAGTTTAAATCCATTTGATAAAAACCTATTAAGTCTTGCAAAAATTATTGTCAATACAAACATTAATTTCACCCCAAAACCAATTTTTAGTGCAATGTCTTTTGATAGCTCTGGAGTAACTTTTACAGATGCAAAGAAATTAGTTCATATCGCAGGTGAAAACATAGATTACACAGGAAACTATCCTACTTCTGAAACATCAAAATTTTTTCCAGGTTCAATTGAAAAACAAACCAAAGAATTGAATGCTATTCAATATCCGAATTGGAGATCGATAGTACCTAAAGAAAGCAAAGTAGAAAAAATAGAGATTGATAAACTTTATCAGTATGTTGTAGTTGCACTAAACTATGCAAACAAAATAAATCATACCATTGGATTTAAGTTTAGCAATTCAGATTTTATTGGATTTGATGGTGAGTTTCTAAAAGACATTTTAGAAGTACTTATGAAACTGCAACATACCAAAGATATCTATGTTCATTGGGCAAGTTCAAGTAGAGCTGTTTTATTTAGTTATGAAAAATCAATTGACATTGAAAAATCAACTTATGCGTTATTAATGCCGATGATGTTGCATGATGGTATTAATCAATTAGGTGCATCAGATATTGATTACAAAAAAGATTTGAATTGTTATTTTGATTTTTCTGATAATCAAATTTATAATGCCGATGGATCAGTAGCAGACTACAAAGAAAACTATGGAGATGCACCAGGAATGTCTTTGAATTTAATTTCAATGTTCGCTTCTTTCTTAAAATCAAGTAAATCAAAAAAAGACGCATATTTTTATAGCTACATAAGAGTAGATAACGATAGTATATTGGTTTCTGATAAGAATACAAGACTTGAAATTCCAAATGATTATGATTTAATAACAGGTCTTTATACTATTGAGAACAATGTTTTAATTCGTGATATTTCTGCAGATATAGATAACTATTCACTCGAAAAGAGAATAGCTACAAAAGATCCGATATTTGTTGCTAACACAGAGCAATTGCTTTTTTATATGAACAAAATGTCAAATCACCTATCTGATGATGATGATTTCAGACCTAAATTATCTGGATATATTTTTGAGAAAAAAGATAATCAAGTAAATGCAGTATCTACAGATGCTCATACTTTGATCAAACTTGATATCACAAATGCAATTGAATCTTCAATCGATGAATTCAATGTAATTCTTGGGAATGCCACAACATTAATGAATGTTTCAAAATCTTGGGATTCAAAAAAAGTTGCGGTTTACATTGATAGTAAGGAAGAAAAATATCGTATCGTTTCAGATAGAATTCATTTTGAAGGTAAATTATATGACAAAGGCGTTACAAATTGGCGAGCAGTAACTCCAAACATTGTAAATAATCAATTGAAATTTAATGTTAAAGATTTATTCTCTTGTTTGACTAATCCCGAACTTAAAAAGTATGCCGATAAATTCGGATCAAAAGTAAAAGACCTAGCTTTGTATAACAACTTTAATGAAGTTTATGCGATTTATGATGCAAAAAACAATAATGAAAGTATCAAAGTTTGTGATTTAAAATTAAATCATACTGAAATAAACGAGTTGTTTAATATCAATGAATCTTATGTTTTAATAATGCCTGTTGTATTTACGAATGGAAATTATTTCAATTTAGGAATAGGCAAACTTGAAGATGTAATGAATTCTATTGGTAAAGAAGAATGTACAGTAGTATATAAGGAATTAAATAGTGGCTATGTCTTCACTTCTGAAAATCTTTATTACAAAAACTCGGATGTTTACAAACCTGAGAAACCTAAAAAAGTTCAAAAACCAGTTGTCAAACCATCTGAACCTACTAATCAAAAGCAAGAAATATTAGATGCTTTAACTGGTGCGAAAACACTACTAAAATACGTATCAGGAGAGGATAAATCAAATCTTTCGGCTTATATTAGAGGACTTGAAATCCTAATGAAATAAATAATAACTTTGTTAAAATCTTTTAAAATGAATATTGCAGAAATCAAATCAGACATTCGAGATCTTGAAGCAGCTATAAAATCTCCTCAAACTCCAGATAACTTTAAAGAAAAAATGAAAGCGCAAGTTGAAGTTCTTAAAGTTAAACTTGAAGAGGCCGAATCCAAAGCCAAAGAACCAGCACCTGCTGAACCAAAAATTGAGCCGAAAAAAAAAGGTGTTCCATTACCTAAAGATCAACAACAAAAAGTTGAATACGATTGTGATGAACTAATTGCTCAGGCAAAGGCTAGACGTAAAGCAGCTAAAGAGCGTTCAAAAGCTCCTAAAAAAACCGAAGCGACAAAGAACAAAGAAAAAATCGAAACAGTATTTGATAATGTGAAAAAACGTGCAGACGAAAAAGACATTTCAAAAGCAGAAATTGAAAAGCTAATTTCTGAGACAAAAACATTATTAAAATTATTAGAGACTAAATTATCATCTCTTTAAAATCAAAAGTTCTTATCATGGAATATAAATTGAAATTTGAAAATGGTCGCAGTTGTGAAATTTACTGTGAATCAGATGGCAAACCTTTGCAAGATAAAATAAATGCTGCCGAAGAAAGATTTGGTAGTAAAGTAAAAACCATCAATGGCAAAGAAGTAACTGAACATGGTCTTGGTGGATTCTTAGTTGGTGCGATTATCGGTGGTTTAGCTGGTAATTCTGTATCCAAACAAGGCGTTAAAAAGACTATTAAATCAGTAGGTACAGAAGCCAAAAAAGTTGTCAAGAAAACAACAACAATTGCAAAAAAAGCAGTTGATGCAGTAAAAAAAAAAGAAGCACCAAAAAGTAAAAAATCAAACTACGTTCCAAATAGACTAATTGATTCAATAGAAACAAAGTCAGGAAAAAAGATTGATAATAAGGATATTATCGATGGCGCACATACTAAAAAGAAAATTTTAGTTTCTAAAAAAAGAGTTGCATCAACTCCAAAAGATATCGATAAAGAAAAAGCACTTAAACTTCAAAGTGATTATCTATCTGCTAGAGAAATTAAAGTAGTAAACACTACCTATGGTCGTAAAATCAAAGGATCTGAAATCATTGATGGTGCATACGTCAAAAAAGGTGTTTTTGCCGATGGTGGTTCAATAGAAGGGTTCAATTGGAAATCATTTACCATATCTGAGCTTATTGAAGTTCTACCAGAAGATGTTCAATTTCTTTATTTCCAAAGACCTGATAAAAAAGAGTACATTAATTATTCAGATGTATTGAAAGATAAATCATTATTGAATACTACATGGACTATTTCAGATTCTGGAGACATGAGTTTATCAAAAGGTTCTGAAAACTTGTACTTGGACATTGTAGTTTATGATCAGGCTACACGATCAGAGCAAGAAAATAAAATATCAATTTACACAAAAGATAATCATTCAGGATTGAAGAAGTTTGCATCTTCTTTAATTGAGAAATTCAAATCAGGCGGTAAAACAAAAGATAAATATGAAGGAGATATTGTAGAAATACGTCCTGCTTCTAAAAAATCAAACAAATTCATTATTTGGTCAGTTAAAAATGATATGATTTGGGCTAATGAAAAATTTGATTCAGTTTCTGAAGCCAAAGAATTTATTGAGCAAAACAAATTAGTTCTAAAAGACTCTTCAATCTTTGAAGGCGGAGGCAAAACCGACTATCGCTATGAATACATGTTATTAGATCGTTTACGTCAAGACAATGATTACTTCCTAGGTTTCGGTGCTAGAAATCCAAATAGATTGTGGGCAGGTAATGTAGACGAACAAATAGCCGAAATGAAAAAATTGTATAATAGTCTGCCTGAAAAGCCTGAATGGATTACCATGGAGGATATCGAAGAATATGAACGCAAAATGAAAACCGAAGAAATGGCTAAAGGTGGTGTGATTGGCGACAGTGGTACAATTACTGACACCAAAAGCATGTATCAAGGAAAGATGGGATTCATTGAGATGGACATGGGCAACGAATGGATTGTTAAAGTTCTGGATAATGGTAAAGAAAAAAGCGTAACAGTTCGTAAATCTGGATTTAAAATACTTGAAGACGAAGAGTTTGGTGATGGTGGCAAAACTTCTAAAGAATATAAAATCTTTGAAGGATTTGATCATCTAAAAAAGAAAAATGTCTATCGAGTTATTGGTGTAGAAAACGATTATGTTGGTGAATGGCATAATACTCGTGAAGAAGCTCAATCTGAGATTGATTCAATGAGTCAAAAATTTGCATCAGGTGGGATTGTAGGCAAGGACGTTACATTTAACCACTGGTCTGGTGATATTCGAAAAGGTATCATTACAGAGCAACTTGAAGATGGCCAATATGCAGTAAGTTCTGGTTATGGTTCAGTTTTAGTTAGTCCTGATGATATAATCTCAACAAGTGAAAGAGTTCCGCAAAAGAAATTCTTAGGAATTTTTGAAAAAGGCGGTATCGCAAATGATAAAAAAAAGTATGCTAAAGGTGGCAGCATAACATTTTCAGAAGATGATCAAGAAGGATTTGATTATTGGATTGAAGATGGTAATGCAAGAAAAAATGCAGATGGTACTTATTCCACACAAGATGCTCAATATCGAAATAAATTAACTTTAGATGAGTTAAAAAGATATTTTGTTAAAGAGTATTTGCCTGATAGCGATTATTTGAATCCAAGAGTTGAATCAAATCTTTTGACTGATGAAGAAAATGATACCTTAAATGAAGAATTAGAATCATTTGAAGACCTAATTGATTACAAGGATATAAATACCTTCAGTTCGGGAGGGAATATGAATCACACTATGATTTTGTTAGATAATGGTCATATTTTGACTATTAATTGGGATTCAAAAGATGTTCAGTATTCTTTAGAAACATATCCTTCTATTGAGCAATATGCTTTTTCAGAAGATGGAGAATCAGGTTGGGATAATGAGTACTACACAGAAAACTCTGAATCTAGAATGAGTAACTTAAATGATGAAAGTTTATATTCATTTCTTTACAGATTGGTTGATTAAAAGCAAATTATGAAAAAAGAAACTATTGTAAGAAACACAATGCGTGAATTCAAGGAAGGGAAATTGCGTTCATCAAGTGGAGAAAAAGTTACTAGTCGCAAACAGGCGATTGCTATTGCTTTAAGTAAATCAGGTCAGTCCAAATTTGCTGCAGGTGGTATGGTAGGTCAAAACTTAGTTTTTGATCGTTGGGATGAAAAGTTAGAAGGCCGAATTATTGAAATAACTGATTCAGGTGATTATATCGTTTCTTCTGGATCGAGAACTATTCTTGTTAGTCCTGATGATATCATTTCTTATGGAGACATGAAGCCTAAAAAAAGATTTTCTTTTTTCAAGGATGGTGGCACTACAAGTTCAGAGACGATTCTTTGGGCGGTAAAAGTAGGAGAACCTGATTGGAAAGAAGTTCTGATTACAAATAATCCAGATAAAATTGATGAAGCTCGAAAATGGGCTTCAGAAAATGGATTTGATAGATTTAGAGTTGCTTCTGTGGATATGTCAAGTCGTCCAGACTTTACCAAAACTTTTAAAGATGGAGGTGATGTAATGAAATACGATTGGGCTTCAATGTGGAAAAAACCATCTAAGTCTAGTAGAGTTATGATTGGTGATGTTGTTTTTCAAAAACATTCAGACCAACCTTACAAAATCATTGAATTACTTGATGATCAATACACAGTTGCGAAAATCGTTAATAATGAAGAAACCGAATGGAAAACCTTCAATAAGGATTTTTATGAGCATCGTATGTTTGAAAAACGTAATTAATATTTAGGCTATGCTATTTTCAAGAAGCAATTTAAAAACTTTCTTTGATTCGGTATTAACTGGTGAAAGCAAGACTTATGATGATCACAATTGGTACACTTCTTCAGGATTAAGATCATATATTAGAGGAGTCAATCAGAATCGCAACTCTGCATTAAGTAAGGATTTATCTGATACCACTATTGCCGATGTCATGAAATTCCAAAAGAACCAACGTTCTAGCACTTCTGGCCAACTTTGGGCTACTGGAAGGTATCAGATTATTCCGACAACCTTAAAAGGCCTTGTGGATAACTATAAAATAAATCCAAATCAAAAGTATAGTGAAGCGGTTCAGGATGAACTTGGCGAAAAACTTTTACTTGGCAGAAGTAATCTTAGGAAGTACTTAAAGAAAGAAGTTCCTGATACCAAAGAAAATCGTGAGAAAGCAGCATTGGATATGGCAAAAATATGGAGTTCTATCGGAGTTCCATACGATATGCAAGGTTCAAGAAAAGCTATTAAGAAAAACCAAAGTTATTATTCTGGAGGTGGTGATACTGCATCTGTAAAAACCGAAACAGTTCAAGCAGCATTGCAAAAATTACGAAACTCAGATAATACAACACAAGAAAGTCCAAAACCAAATAATAATGGTAAAATTTTGGATAGTGTTTTCATTGCATTGTTTGTCATTGGATCTTACATTTTCTACAAAAAAATGACATCTATTTAAACTCTATTGTGTAGTTTGAATCATAGATATTGATTATATTTGAACAAAATAAATTTGTATGAAATTAGGTATTGAAAAATTAATCGAGGAGCAAAAACTTGATTTGGAAAATTTACCAGCTGATATTCAAAAGCTGATTACCGATATTAAAAAATCGAAAAGTTCTATTGAATATAGAATTTCAATTGGTCAAAATATCAATCCAAAAACGATTGAAAGTCTCAAAGAAAGAGACCAGGAATTGATTGAAAAACTATATGATCATTTAGATATTTCCTCAGACGATGATTCGCAAGAAGAAGAGGAGGAAGAAGATGATGATGATTCAACCGAAGGTGGCGAGGAAGAAGATGATGATTCACAAGAAGATGAAGAAGACGAAAACCAAGAAGAAAACATGGTAGATTTAAGTAAATACGATGCAAACAAAATAGATTCAGAGTTATCTAGTCTGATTGATCAAGGAATCACAGAAATTAACTTTATGGACATTCGTTCTGCATGTCCGCATGCTTATGAACTTTTGTTTGAAGCGTATGAAGCCAACAAAGAAAACGGAGTTCGTACAACCTTCTATGAAATGATAGAAACGCAACCAAATTCAGAAACATTTAAAATCACAAAATTATGATTGCAACTTTAAGTTCAAGCATGCCTGCAGCACCAACTTCAACAACAGGAGGCGGTGGCGATAAAACACTTTTAATTGCGGGTATAATCCTTGGTAGCTTTTTATTGTATAAATTTGTTATCAAGCCAGAAATGGATAGACAAAAAGCATTAAAATATGAAAATAGCAATGGTGGGGGGCTTGAATAAAGCTCAAACAATAGGATTAATCACAGCAGTAGGTGTATCTTTGGCAGGTATTATTGCGGTAATTGAGTATGTGAATTCAAGAAAACACAGAGAATTACAACGTAAGAATGCTGAATTGGAAAATCAAATTAAGCAGTTACAACTTTTGAAGTTGTCAAGCGATTTATCTGGGGAAGTATAATCCAAAGCTAAATCCAATAGATAAGCTGTAGTGTACCAACGATCACTTTTCTTATTTGAAACTATATAAAATTGGGCGATTAATTTATCACCTATTTTGTAGTTTTTAAATATGTTTTTGAAATATTGAGTTTTTGTTGATAGGCAAACATTTCTTTCATTTGTCAATCCAACTTTCAAAACTATATTACAAAAGTCTTCGGCCTGATTAATTTCTATCAGTTCACCTTTTACCTTATTGAAATGTACTTGGTCGTTTTTTATCATATCTGGAGATAAAGATAATCATTTCAATCATAATTAGTATATTTGTTCAAAACAGCACAATTAAAATATAGAGAAGTGAACAATGGAGAATGAAATTCATAAATCAGTATCTTCATTATTGAAAAACATTTCAGATGGCCTTTCAATGATGTCAATAGACGAATTAAGCAAAGCTATTTCTGATCTTGTTATCAAGAAAAAGTCAAATGTTGGGGATTTAGATAAATTGTATAACATAGTATGTGTTGAGTATGATGTATCTAAAAAATCCTTAAACGAAAAATACTCTAGGGGTAATATTTACTTCGCTAAGATTACTCTTTGGACGATTATGAATAAACACCTGGGCATTTCAAAAAGAAAGATTGCATCGATGTTTGAAACTTATCCTAATGCAGTCAATGTAGCGATTTCGTATTTCGAAAAATTGAATCCCCAAAAATTCAAAGCGGATGATAAGTTTCTTTCAAAATATCAGGTGTGCTTAAACGAATTTTATCAACAAATTAACTAAGGATGGCAAATAAGTATTACAAGAAAAGAGGCAATTTAAATTGGAAAGAGCGTAAATTAATTGGCGATATTGAAGAGGCAATTGAAAAGAATCCAAATCTAGCCGATATTGAACCAGCAACGACTTTTGATGAATTGGAAAAATTGCATGTGAAGGTTACAGCACCTGATGCAAATTTTGAAGAAGTGAAACCTGATACTGAGACTTTGCCAAAAGATTCAGGTGAGAAAAAGCCCCAGTCAAATCCTTTTATTGATCCTTTGAATCGTGAAGAACCGAATGTTCGTGATTACGTTCTTGAAGATCAATTTGACCCTTTTGCCGACCATAATAGTGCAACAAAAAGTACAAGTACTTTTTCTGAACCTACTGATTATGATTCTGCCTTTGGTATTCCAGATGAAGAAGAACTTCGTAAGCAAGCCAAAGAATCGCAACAACGTCCAGGACAAGCGCAAACACAACAACGTCCACAACCAAGTAATAATCCCCAACCTTCGCAGGATTCAGCTCGTGATACTCGAAAGTCAAAACGATTTGCAAAGACAGTAGTAAATACTGTTTGTAATTTGTTTGAAGTTGGTTTTGTTTGGTATGCCACAAAAGATATTTCAGAACAGCGATTGACTGAATATGAAATGTCAGGTGAAATGGACTTATCGGTATTGGTTGAATTACCTGATGGTAGTGAAGCTACGGTAAAACAATTCTTTTTAAATCAATTAGGTGATATTCAAGCAGCATCAAAAATTGATAAAGAAAAGCGTGATATGCTTGTTGATTCCTTGACTGAGTTATTCATTGAGAAAAATATTCAGCCAAGTAATACGGTAAACTTTGCAATTGATGCAGTTACTGTTGGTGCAGAGCAAATAATGAAATTGGTGATGATTAGTTCACAAAACAATGCTATCCTCAATCAACTACGTGAGAGAAATGCAATGATGAAAGAGCAAGGCATGCCTACTCCACCACCTGCGCCAACTCCACCGCCAGCACCTACGCCAACTCCTACTTCTACGCCAACACCTGCGCCAGAGCCAACTCAATTTGTTCAGACAATGCCATTGACAAATGAAGCAATGCCTATTGAATTTTCTGATCAAGCATTGAGCAATGAAATGTCTATGGACTTATCTTTGTTAGATTCAATTGAAACTTCAGAATAATTATGTCAGATTCAAATCTTAGAGAAGCAGGTATGATGGCCATTACTGGTATTCAAGGTGTCGGAAAGACATACTTGAACCAGCATATTATTTACGACTATGTTCGTGATAAAGTGGCTATTAAAGTACGTGGTAGAAAGTGTCTTATTTTTGATACCAATGGTGAGTACACTAAAAGTCAATTTGAGAAAAATGGCATGCAAAACTTTGATGCCAAAATCATTGCCATAAAAGACGTTGGTCAATGGAGTAAGTCTCCAGGAATTGAATGCCGAAGAATTGATGCAAAAACTTTGCCGATCATGCAAAAGCGTGAGGCTATCGAGTATATCATGAGACATTTTAGAAATGGCATGTTAGTACTAGAGGATGTCAACACATATATTCTCAATGTAACACACATGGAGAAAATTGTATCAGGTCTTGTATCTCTTCGACATAGGGCAGTTGACATTTTGATTTCATATCAGTCTTTGCGTGTAGTAGAGCCTCGTATTTGGCAAAATAGCCGATGGGTGCGCATGCATTACCAAGCGGATAATGTAAATGATATCAAGGGTAAAGTAAATAACCCTACGATGTTTAAAATCGCTCAGTACGTTGTAAATAATCGTTATTTCGATGGTGATAAGCGTTTCTATGTTTACATTCACAATTTTGCCAATAAGATCGAAGGTGATTTTACTTTGGATGAATTCAAAAAAGCATGCGCTCAATATATCAATGCCAACAAGAAGTATTTGAAAGAATATAAAGAAATGAGTAATTGTTCAGATGCCGAAGCTATTGAAGGATTAACAAACCAATATATTTCTCAGTATTATGGAAATGACAATCAATAATTTCTTAGTTATCTGGTTATGTTTGAATGCTATTGCTATTCTATTAGGCATGCTTCGAACTGACTTTTGGAAAATCCAAAAAGACACTGAATTGATTTTTAAAAATCATAGCTTTTTGTATAAAACATTTATCAGCATAACTTTATTTATGCTTTTGCCTTTTACTATCGGAGAAACCTTAATTAATATCAAAAATCGCTTAAAAAAATAAGTATGAAACCAATGAAAATCGTAATGTCCAAATTTCCTCACTTGTCAAACGTGAAGAATAATATCTCAACCATGCAACGTGAGATTGAACTTTTGAATAAAAGAAAACGTCTTTGGACAGCAGAACTTGCAAACAAAACTCCATACGAACAAAATGAAATGGAGCTTTTGATTTTGAGAACCGATCGTGAATTGTCAAGATTATTCAAAGGATTGAGTGATCAAGAAATTCACTTCAAAAACTACAAAGCAAATCTTGATGAAAATATCAAGAAACTGAATCTCAATTATGATGAGTTTGTTGATGAGTGCAAAAAATTAAAATCAACCAACGAAGAGGTTAAGAAAATTTTCGATGAGTTTACTCAATTTGATTTTAATGCAAACTGGGAGGCCAAGGTAATGTTCTATGCATCTTTGAAAAGGGCAACTGAACCTAAGGTTAAGCAAGATTCTGAAAAAGTATTAAGCGTAATGCCTTAAATCTTGAAAATCAGATGAATTTAACGTCAGTATTAGTTGTACTGAATGAAAAATTTTATGCTCTCGATGTCCTAGAAGATAACATTAAAACAGCTGGAACTAAAATCCAGCTGTTAGTTTATAATCATGGATTGCTGGATCCTGAAATGATTGAATCCATTAAGGCAATATCCTCGGAATACATTGAAGATTTCAGTCCAATTAAAAAAACATTTTCTGAATGTTGTAATGCTTTGCTTCGAATAGCATCAGGTAAATATATATGTGTCTTCTACGATTATGGATATTTGAATGATGATTGGTTAAGCATGCTCATTGCAAGCCATAAAAACATAGGTAAAAGTGGCGTAGTTGCCATTAACAATTTGCGATGTCATGATGTTTCTTTCGAAATGAATTCAGAATTTGAATTAGAACCAGTTTATAGAAATGAAGAAAACTTAGTTTCTGGAATCATACTATTCAACAAAGAAGTCTTAATTACTATTGGTGGATTCAAGCCTGATTTGAATTTACATTATTCAGCATTTGATTTTTGCGATAGATTATCATTATCAGGATTCGTTAATTATTACGTACCTGGCACTTCAATAATAAAACATAGTGAATATGTTGATTCTTACGTTAGTGATACTTATCATTTCAAGAAAGCAAAAGTCCAAAACCAAAAACAATTATTTGTCAAGATTTATCATATTGAAGAGAATGATCAAAAATTCATAGATGATATTAATAAACACCTTGACATTCCTATTTACTATAGTGATAAATTTGGATCGGTAATATTTATTACAGATACGCTAAATCCCTTGCAGCTTCAAATTATCAATGTTTATTTAATTAAACACAATAAACAGTTGGAGTTGAAAAGCATCAGCTATTTTGATGAATTTCTCCTTAAAAATTCTATTTTAGGTATTATAGTACCAAACAATATTTAGTATTTGTTCATAATTGATGCCTTGTATCCTTTACCAATAAGGGATACAGGGCATTTTTGCGTTATTTGAACAATAAGTTAACAAGTGTAGTACTTAATCATTTTCTAAATTTGAATGATTAGTTCTTATTAATAACTTAAAAATCGAAAAATGAAAAAACCAACTTTAAACGCAACAGACTTTGTAGTAATCTTAGGATTATTCATGGTAGGTTTGGCTGTTCACCAGAAAGTGGTAGCACCTCGCCTCAAATAAGTCTTTATCGCTTTAGACTTGTTCTGCTATCAGCTTTATGTTGAATGTGTAGAATTCGAAAAAACAAAAGTGAAAAAGTCAGCGTATCGCTGGTTTGAAATTTTTTAGAGTTTTAGTAAAAACTTGACAATTAAACCAATTTAAAAACCTCCTTAATAGGAAAAATACTTAAAAAAATGAACGCAACAGAAAAAGAATTGCATCGCTTTTTAGGGGTAGCTGAAAAAATGTCTGGATACGATGGTATGGACTATGAAGGCGACCTTTCGTCTTTTGACGATATGGATTTCTTTGATGGTGGAGAAGGTATTAACGACCCGATGTCTTTCGCTGATGGTGGAGCATCAACCGTTAACGTTTCTAACCCATACGTTATCCAATATGTTAACTCAACACCAGGTACTCTTACCGCTGTGTTGTTCGGTTACAACAACTTCTTTAATGATCCAACAGGTCAGTTCGGCAACCCAGTGGGTATCACCGTAACCAACTTGCAAGGTTCATCTTATGCTGCCTTGATTGGTCAGACTTCAAACAAAGCATTCCAAATTGGAAAATGGCGTTTTCAGTCTGCTTCAGCTGGTCAGTTGAGCCAAACACTTACTGTATCACATTTCGATGCGAACGGTAACCAATACTCAACTCCGTTGAACTTATCAATCATGCGTGATGCTTACCAGTTCCAGTCAGATATCTTGGATATCACCAAGGTAATCACAGTGGACGGTAACACTCAAATCACGTTCCCATTGTTAGCGTTGACTACATTGGTAATCTCTATGTTCCCAGTAAGCGTTGTTAGTACTAAAGCAGTACTTAACGGTGGTATAGCTCTTAACAAAGCAGTTGCTCCACGTCTTTCTGGTAAAAACGTAGCACCAGTGATTATCAACACTAATCAAAGAGTTGGTGGCGTAACCAAAGCGTAGATAAAAAACCGATCGCTATAAAAGAAAGGCAGAGTCGTATAACGTCTTTGCCTTTTTTTTCTTAAAATCATTAGTATGAGAAGAAATCCAGAACGTACAAATCAACTTCAACAGCGAGTAACTTTACTTGGTACTATTGCCAATGGTTCTACAGCAAAAGCTAGAAACCTATTGAAAAAATACAAGATGCCAGATGCAGTTAATCATGAAGATTTAGAATATAAGCTAACTCAGTTATATCATCAGCAAGGTGATAAGATTGAGCTTGAAAAAGATTTGGCAATGATTCATCCTCACAAAGATTTTATCTTGAAATATTCTCAAATTAAAAAAGAAGAGCCAACAGATATGGAAGCACCTTTGGAAAAAACAAAGCAAGCCATTACAGAAACTAGTTCTTGTGCTTGTGGTTGTGGATCAATGGGATTTGATGGAGTAAAATCGAATGCATCAGGTTATTCAAATGCTGCTGGTGATGCCTCAGTAGCAAGCCCAATGGGTACAAATACAGGCATGATAGTTATCGGAGTTCTTGGGATGGTTACAGTCCTTGCATTAACTCTAAATAGACAATAATGGACGTAGTTTGCCTTGATAAGACACCAATTCTGATTCATAACACAGAGCATAAAAACTTTGTTGAAACAGATAAGTCAGTTCCGAAAGGAACAAAAATGACAGGTCAATTTATGAATGTTATTGGCAAAAGAAAAGGAAAAGAATTTACATATCGCCTATTCAAAGATGAAGATGGCGTAATTGTTTACCAAAATAAAGTAAAACCGATGGAAGTAACATTGAACGCAACAGGAGATGATGAAACAAGAGTTATCACATTCCCAAATGTACAAGACAATCTAAAAACGCATGCTATTGTTTCAGCAGGTGCAGCAGTAATTGCTTTTGCTGTGGCAAAACGCATGGGCAAAGCCAACAAAACAGCATTTTGGGCAGCGGCAGGTTCTGCAGTTGTAGGTTATGTAGCTGTAAGTATGATTGCAAAAAACCAAAGAATTAAATACCAAAAAATTTAGTCATGGAAGAAATTCAAAACTATAACCAGGTTGTCGTAAATCTTGATTCTGAAGGTGGTATTAGTGTGAACACACCTACAACTACTTTCGAGGAGGCGTTTATGGGTGAAGAATTTTCTGAAGCTCAGGGTAAAAGAAGAGCAAAGAAACAATCTCGCAAAATCCAAAAAACTACTGATAAGCGTGCAAGAAAAACTGCAAAACGTGGCAAAAAGTCTGATCGTCAAGAAGAAAGACTTGGCAGACGTGCTACTCGTAAGTCTTTAAAACAAGACATTCGTGATGAGCAAGCGGAACGCAGACAAACACGTAGGTCAAGAAGACCATCTGCAGTTGATCAAATCGTTTCAGCAAGGGAAAAAATGCGCCCAGAAGAAGAATACGTTGAAGAAACATTCCAAGAAGGTTTCAGAGATGAAGAATATGATAACAAATATTATCCTTCTGATGAGCAAGAAGAACAAGAATACAATGATTCTGAAGAATTAGATCAAGATTACCAAGATGATCAAGATTATCAAGATGAATCAGAGTATGAAGAAGACGAAGCTGATTATGGTGATGATTCTGAATCCGAAGGTATGGATGAAGAAATTATCTATGACGAAGAGAATAATTTCACAGGAGAAATGAGTGGTAAAAAACCAGTTCCCAAAGAAATTATGGATTGTTGTATGAAAATCGAATGGAACGATGAACTAATTGCTCGCTTGAAAGATGCAAAGCAAAAAAATAGTTTGTCTGATGTTTCAACGATGAGAATTCAAGATGTCATTGATGAGAAACAATCTCGCATGAATGAATTAAAGAGTTCACTTGATGATTATGCTAAACAATCTCCTGAGAATGCTGCAATTGCGAAAGAAGCTAGAATGAAAGCTCGTAAAGAACGCATGAAAATTTGTCCTTATCCAATTCGCAAAAGACTTCGTGAACGTGGAATGAGTGATCAACAAATAAATGAGTGGTGGACAAAAACAGGTCAACAAAAAATTGAGCAAAAAATGTCCAACGCTGCTGGTATGCCAAGCGTAAGTACTCGTGAAGAATCTACAAGAATTGCAGATTTTGAAGAGCCAGTTTTGGACTATGATCAACCAAAAACACAAGTAGTTGATATTGATGAGAATGGAGAAGTAAAATCAAACATGACAGGTGAAAATAAAGACTTTTGGAAGTCTGTACTCATTGGTTCATTAGTCGGTTTTGCAGCTATTTATGCCATTAACAAATACAAATTGTTGAAATAATGACTATCTATCAAACACTTTACAATTCTGATAACAAGGAAGCTGAATATCAGAAAAGAGGTAAAACCTGGTACAAAAGAAAGAAAGGTTCAAGTGAGAATTGGTATAAAGTGGATTCTAAATATTTTTCCAATTTGAACTCTAAATTTAAAGATGCACCATTTCTTTACAACTATACTACTACTGCAAAAGTAGGAGCGGCAGCGTTATTGGTTTTAGCTGGTTACATCACTTATAAGAAGTTTTATGGACTACAAAAGATATCAAAATAAGCATCGTAAAATGATGAATAAACTTGGTCAGATTATCGTTACTGATAAATCAGACTTTGTTTCTATGCTTGATGCATCAAATACTCCTTACGCAAGTCAGGATGATTCTGATTTAATCAAGGCATTCATTATTGATATTCCAGAAAATGATCAGTTGAAAGTTTTGACTTCATACATGCTTGAAGACAAACTTTCGGCAACTCCATCAGTAGATAATGAAGCAGTTTATGAAAACTACGAAACTATTTACAATTATTGGGATTTTGATGTTACTGAAGATTACATGAAATCAAATGCTGTAGGTGCTATTGCAGGTGCAGTAAGTGCAGGTGCAAACTTGACAAATACTGCATTACAAGGCCGACAACAGCGTAAATATGGTGCTACAATGGCAGCACAAAAGCAAGCTGAATCAAAAACAGAGCTTTTAAAAGGATTAATCGCTCAGAAACAAGCGGAGGCGGATAAAACTAAATCCATTGAAGAGAATAAATCCAAGACTAAAAGAAATCTGATTATTGCAGGATCTATTGTCGCAGGATTGACAATTGTTGGCGTGGCTATTTACTTTATAAGAAGAAAATGAGAAAGATTTTATCCATAATCGCTTTAGGTGGTGTCCTTTATGGTATTTATAAAGGATATGAAAGAGCCAAGCGAACTCAGCAAAACGTAAAATTGCAATCATGAAACTCAGTAAAAAACATTATATGATTGGTGGTGGATTGCTACTCGCAAGTTTGGCTGCATATTACTATTTTGGTTCGGCAACAGTAAATCAATTTTACGAATTCGAAGTAGCTTCTAATCAATCAGGCCAAGGCATTTTCTATAGCGTAGATATGCGTAAATATGAGAAAGCTAGAAATGAGTTTTCAAGGAACTTAACTCGTTCAGAAGCCAGAGAATTGATTAACTTAGTAAAACAAAAAAAATATAACCAACGATATGAAACCCTAATTAAAAAATGGGGATTGACATCGGTTAAATCTGAAAAATGAAAAAGTCATATATCATAACAAAAGACGTAAAATCTCCAGTTGTTGTAAGTAGCCAAGTCGCTCACAAACCAGCACAAGTAAGATTTCAGACATTTCGCAGAGGACAAATTGTTCAAGGTGAATTAAAACATGCAGACAATAAGCCTGCATTTGTTTTGGTCGGACGTATGTGTGTCATTCCAGTAAATTGCGTAAAAGAATTGCAAGGAAAAGAAATTACATCAAATTTCAATGATCAAGATGGCCAAAGCCAAGCACCTGCTCAAAAGAAAACAATTCAAGTAGAGAATCCAAAAATCAAATACATGGATGCCCTTTTGATTGGTGGTGTGGTTGGATATGCAGCAGTGCATGTAGCAATTCAGAAAGGTTATATTCAAAGTGAAGATCCCAAAGCAAAAATTTATGGTGCTTTAGGTGGCGCAGTGCTAGGCATGTACCTAGTATATAGAAATGTTAGTAGTCAAAAACCAAAAACAACTCCAAAACAATGATTAGTGTAGAAACAGCTCGTCCAGTATATTCAGCTTTTGGTGGTAAGGATCTTACTCCAGAACAAAAGAAAGAACGTCAAAAAAAACGTATCGAAAAAGCAAAACAAATCTATCAAACTGCAAAAGAGACAGGTAGCTTAACAGCACTTGAAAATATTGCAATGAGAGCAGGTGCGCCATTAGCTCCCACAACTGATCCAAACTCAGGTGGTGGTGCAGGTGTTGGCACAAATGGTGATCCAAAAGGAAAAGGATGGGCAGACCTATCTACTCCTTATAAAGTAGGTATCATTGGTGGCAGCCTTTTAGTTGTAGGTGTAGCTGTTTGGTATTTTGGATTTAGAAACAAAGCAAAGAAGTAATGGAACAAACTTGGGAAACGGATAAAAGATCGCTTTCCTTGAATGTTTCAATTAAATGTCAAGGCAAATGCAAATTTCGTGTAGTTGCCACAGATTTTAATGTAAACACCAAGTATGCTGATCGTACAATTGAAGTAGATGGTTTTCGAACAATCTATTTGTCTTTTGTAACATCTCCAGAGAAAGTGAGAATCATTGTAACTCCAAAAGGAGATACAAACAACTATTTGGTGGATATCAAAGAGAAACCACTAAAGACATATCAGATTTATCTTGACGAACAAGCGAAGAAATTTGTAAAGTTTGCACAAGAATTTTCTAGTGTATGTGGATACTCTAAAGCAACACCACAAGGCCGATTTTTCAGAACTAAGGACAAAGAGTTCTCAATTCGTTTTTATCCTTTCATTTCCCAAAATGGAAAAGTAAGCACCTCGCCTGCTAGAATTGGCCACAATACTGGTATTATTGACGTATCTAAACTTCATTTTGATAGATATACAATACCAATGAGAATGATTATTCTTTTACACGAATTTTCTCATAAGTATCGTAATCCTAAGATCGATCTTGAAATATCAAATGAGTTTGGGGCAGATTTAAACGCATTATACATATATTTGGGATTAGGTTACTCCAAGGTGGATGCAATCTTTGTTTTTGCTAATGTATTTTTGAAAGCTCAGACCGATCAGAATATAATGCGCATGCGTAAAATCATGGATTACATTCAGAAATTCGAAAATGGAGAAATCGCCAAACCATTGACAAATTAATATGAATATCTGGGAAGAAGATATCAATGAATGGGATGGATCATCTTACGATGATTTGTTCGAAAATAATTCTCAAAACTTAGATGATTTTGAGAATGAACCTGATATTATGGATATCGAGGATATCGATTTTAGTGGCATTAATGGAAAATCAACAAAAGAAAAACTTCGCAAAATTTCCAGAAAGACTGTTTCAGCTCGTATAGTTCCCAAAAAAAAAAGACTGAGTAGTGATAAGTCAATTTCAAGAAAAATAGTTGCGAAGCGAAATGTTGAATATGTTTTTAGTAAAAACAAAGGCCGACAAACCACCACTGAGATAAAACTCCCTGATAATCGTGAGGTTCTTATTAAAGGTGTAGATGAGTTTATTCTATCCCAAGGTAGTGATCAAGTAAAGAATATAGGTTATTACAAAGGCGAGAAACTTCGTGAGCTTGTCCTAATCATAAATAATACTACTCCAAACGACATTGACATTGAATTTTTCAATCTTTCAACTCCTTTGGATTACATGTATGCAACTGCCAATAACTTAAACAATCTGATTCAAGTAGCTGGTGATAACAAGGTTAGTTACTCCGACATGTTGTTTAACTTATTAGCAAATCCAACAATTTTGCCAAACGCAAAATTTAGTTTATCTGGGCCTTTCAAAGATGCTCAGTATGCTCAACCAATGATTTTCAAGAATAAAAATATTGCAGGTTTTGAAAAAGTACATCCAATTCAAAACTCCTTGAATATCGATATAGATCAGAATCAAAATGATATTGTTTATTGGGATATAGAACAGAGCTTAGGACGATTATTTTGTCCTGATGGTATGGACGTGATGCAATATAAAGTTCTTGCAGGCATGTCCGTTATTTTTGGCTTCTACTATAAGCAAATCAGTTTGAAAAAAGTATTTATCCCAGAACTTAGAAATAAAGGTATCCTATGATGCTCGATTCACAAAAATATCAGAATACTACTAGGACAATTACTGGTCTAGTGAATTTCGTATTTAATACGGATACGATTATCATTTGCGATACAACACTTGGGCCAGTGCAAATCGAATTGTTAGAAATTCCTGCAAATAGTTGGAACACAACTAGGAAATTCTATTTTTTAGATTCTGGTAATGCTACAGCAAATAACATTACGATTACTGCACCTGCAGGTTATACGATTAATGGTCAATCTACTTTAGTATTGAATGCCAATAATCAAAATGCTTTAGTTCGAGTGGGATCAAATACTGATTATCTCGCATATACTTCTACTGGTAATGGGTCAAACCTTGCAGTTCTAAATCAAGGCGTTCAGATTACTCCTAGTGCTGTTTCAATGAACTTCTTAGGAATTCAAGCTACAGCTGTAGGAAATGCTGTTACGATTCAGAATAATTTCATTTCTGGAACGTATGCTCAGATCGCTTTACTTGCATCTTCAAATCAATTGATACCAAGTCAAGGATATCAAATTACCAATGCCTTGTTTGGATCATTACCAACAACAAATATATCGGTCTATCTTCAAGCCATTTCTTCAAATGAATTATCGTTATCAGGTTCAGGTTATTTCTTCAATGCCGATTACGATGGTGCTGGTGTCTATACAGGAATCCCTGGTTTTGTTGCTCAATTAGGTATTTGGTCTTTGAGCCTATTGCCTGTTATTGGAGACGTATGTATTTGGAACAATTTACATTACGTGAATACGACAGGAGCAAATGGGTTGACTAATCCTCAATCAGATGCAGTAAACTGGACTTTGTTAAGCTATAGTGCTACTAACGGTTATATCGTTGAAGTAGATGCAATAGAATACGATTTTAGCACCAATAGAATTATCAGAAGAACGGATAAAAGATTAAATACAGTCGAATGGTGTATTGCTTTTGCTGGATATGATAGTTTCAATCATTTTAGATGGGGTGATAACAAATGTTTCAACAATATTATTTTAGGATCTGTTCTTTACAATTGTAATAATCAAAAAGATTCAGTATTCAATACTTTGAACAAGTCTTCGGTTATTGTAGGATCTGCCACTGTAGGTGGTAGTGTAGAAATGACTCAAAATCAAATTTCAAATTCTTTGGTATTCATGCCTTTTGAATCATTAGGAGGCGAATCATTCTTTTTGAACTCAATTAATTTTTGTTCACTTGTATTTGGTAAGAACAATTTTACAATTACCGACACAGGCACTTTCGGTAGAAATGTCATGAACAATTCTACTTTGGCAAATATTACTTTTGAAGGCCAATACACAAATAATATTTTTGATAATTGTACTTCTGGCACTTTGAATCAAAATAGATTTGGTTCTATTTCATATAATGTTATTGATAATTCAAATTTTGATATTTTCAATAATAGTGGAGTAGTTTTAAATAATGAAATCAGATCTAGTAGTACATTCTCTATTACTAGTCTCAACACTGGTGATATTATTTCTAATGAAGTTTCATTTGCTTCAGTATTTACAATTGGCATTAACTCATCAAATATTGAGAAAAACATTATTAAGAGTACTTCCAATGTTTTATTGGCAAACAATTCAAATCAGGTATTTAATAATTTCATTATGAATACCACATTTAATTGTGCGAATACTCAAACTTCTAGAGTTATTGGAAATACATGGTACACTTCTTCGGTAAGTATTGCTAATTGTAATGGTAACGTTACTGACAATACATTCAAAAATAGCAGTCTAACAATTTCAACATTAAGTGTATCAATTTCTGAAAACAATGTCAATAATGGAACGCTTAATGTAACAACTTTGAGTACAGCAATTTCTGGTGGTATTTATATCGATGGAGTAGCCACAACGCAATATGTACTTAATTTGAATGATCCTGCAGTGTTCAATGCAGGAACTTTAACTATTGCAAATGGTATTGCTTCATTCTTTGGAGTTTACACTTTGCTAAATTGTGCAGGACAAAACATTACCAAAATTGTAAATCCAAATCCAAACGTTCCAATTCGTTTAATTCCAGATGCAAACACTGTTATTTTGACTAGAACAGCAGTAGGTGGAGCGGTAGCAAACGATATTATTGCTTCCACAGCCACAGCATCATGGACATTGACTTATAGAGCATCAGGTTGTGATTCAATTCAGTTAAGAAGATTAAATACTCTCAATGGAGTAATAGAAACAGAAATTTACGTTTAAAATATAAAATATGGCAGCATCATCCGCAGCAAGCGCAGTATATAGTGGTCTTGATCCAAGATTGAAATTTGGTTTACAAATTGGCGCAGTAATAGTAGTAGGAGTAGTAGTATATCAATTGGTGAAAAAATCAAATCAGTTTTTTGATGATCAAGCTAACAGAGACGAAAACCAAAGTACAGCTAATGAACTTGAACAACTAAACAAGAATCCATCTACACGCCAAAAGATTTCTAATTCTCAGGCGCAAGCCTATGCAAATAGTATCTATGGATCGATGCAAGGTATTGGTACAGATGAGCAAGCTATCAAAGACATTTTCTACAACATTAAAAATGATGCAGACTTTCTTGCCATCAAAAAATATTTTGGCACAAAAACAATTTGGTCAGGAACTCCAGTTTTCGTAGCTGATTTCAGAGGAACTTTAGTGCCATGTTTAAGAAATGAACTAAGTGCATACTGGGTCAATGCAATCAACAAAATACTTCGTGATAAGAAAATCAAGTATCGTGTATAAAAAATAAGTATTTTTATACCAGATATTTTGATCCATCGCCTAATTTAGAGTGCATTTTTATCATGAAAATGCACTTTTTTATTTATATCAATTTTGTTAGTGGTTAATTTCGAACAATTTAATCTTTCATGAATTGAATTGAAGGCCATTCGTATTATTTATATTTGAAGATTAAATCTATTGATTTACTATTTATTTATCAAAAATCGAAAAAAATGAAATTAATTCAAGATTCAACAGCGAAAATTAAAGCAAATCCTATCTCTTCTGTAGTAGGTGGTGTAGCAGGTTTTTACGTAACTCGTAAATATATCTCTACAAAATGGTGGGCTTTAAGTCTTGGTGCAGTAGTTGGTTTAGTTGGTGGTGCAATGACAGGAAGTGCTATTGCAGCAAAATCAACAACTCCAAAAGCAGCAGACGTAAAATAAGAAAAACGTCTTTCTTAGATCTTTAAGGGCAAAGAATCCAATATGTCAATGTATAGTGGTTAATAGCACCTTTGCCCTTATTTCTTATTTAATTTCTGTTTATGTCAAGTAGGTCATTTGGTTTTTCTGGTGGAAATAGTGGCAGTGGCCCAGTTCCTCCAGGTGGTGTAGTAATATTAGGTGCAGGTGCAGGATCATCCGAAAGATGTGGTAATAGTAATTCCGCATCGGGTGCTTATGCAACTGGATTAGGTCGTTGTAATAATGCCTCAGGAGATTTTTCAACTATCAGTGGCGGTTATTCTCATTCTGCTAGTGGATGCTATGCTACAATCAGTGGCGGTTACAATAATAATGCTAGTGCCTATTCAACTACAGTTGGAGGTGGTGCATTTAACACTTCATCAGCATTTGGTTCAACTGTATCAGGAGGAAGGGCAAACACAGCGAGTTCTTTGTATGGATACATAGGTGCTGGTTTTGCGAATACTGTATCAGGAAACTATGCCTTAATAAGTGGCGGTAAATTTAATACATCTAGCTGTTATGCATCGGTTGTTGCAGGTGGATATGGTAACGATGCTACAAATTGTTTTTCTGCAATAGGTGGCGGTTTAGACAACACATCTTCTGGTTGCGTTTCATTTGTTGGTGGCGGTAAACAAAATAGTGCCAGTGGTCAATATAGTACTATTAGTGGTGGTTACAATAATAACTCTAATTGTTATTCTTCTTCAGTAAATGGTGGTGCATTTAACACTGCAAATTCTTTTTATTCAGTTGCAACTGGTGGTAGAGGAAATACAGCTTCTGGTTTTTCAGCTACAGTTAGTGGATATTTTAATACATCCTCAAATGACTATGCTGTTGTATCTGGTGGTGCATTTAATACATCGAATGGAGTTCTATCCGCAATATTAGGAGGTTTACAAAATACAGCATGTGCAAATTATTCGGTTATAACTGGCGGTAGACAGAATGGTGCAAATGGAGGATATTCATTTATAGGCAGCGGAAGACAAAATACAACCAGTGGTGATTATTCAGTAGTAACTGGTGGAACTTTAAATCGTGCAACTGCTAATTGTAGTGCTGTAGTTGGTGGTGCATTTAATTGTGCTTCTGCAGACTTCGCATTTATTGGTGGCGGTGGACGGAATACGATATCTGCTTTTCAATCAACTATTTCAGGAGGTTATTGCAATAATATATGTTCTGGTTCTCAATGGTCTACAATTGCAGGCGGTTGTTGCAATTTAGTTGATCCTAATTCATCAGTTTCAACAATTGGTGGGGGTTCATGTAATGAAACAGGTAATGCTTATTCAACAATAAGTGGAGGATACAAAAACTTTGCGTTTGGTATTTATTCAAAAATTGGTGGTGGTAGACAAAATAGTGCCAGTGGTCAATATAGTACTATTGGTGGCGGTGGTGGTAATCCTGTTATTGGTTACGGAGGCAACGCAGCCTTTGGTGGTCATTCAACTATTGGTGGAGGACATAGTAACAGTACTTCAGGATATTATGCTACCATTGGAGGTGGTTATTGTAACCAAGCAACAACTACTTCAGCAACAATAAATGGCGGTAATCGAAATACAGCCTCTTCCTACGCATCATTTATTGGTAGTGGTACTCGGAACACAGCATCGGGAGATAATTCTATTGTGGTTGGTGGTTTTCTAAATCAATCTACTGGTGAGCAAGCTAGTATAGTTGGGGGTAGATTTAATTCTGCAACAAGCCCATATAGTTCAATTGTTAATGGTTTAGCAAATTCAATTCAAACTACAGACCCTAATTTCCTTGGTGGTAATTACTATTCTCATATTAGTTCAGGTTGTTGTAATACAATATGTACATTTATAAATGATTCAAATCCTCTATTACTTAATAGTTATTATGATTCTTCTTTTATTGGAGGTGGTAGAAATAATATAATTCGTAACACAATTAGCTCATATTATGGAAGTTGTTTTAATACTTTTTCTTTATCTCATGTCATTTCTGGAGGTAATTTAAATAGAATTGATATTAATACACTTCCGTTTCTTGGAAATTTTAGATATTATCCATCTACAATATCAGGTGGATATAATAACATTATCCAAATGCCTAATTTTGGTATTTTAAATGGATCTACAATTGGTGGTGGATTATGTAACTCAATTGATTCTGCTTCTTATGCTACAATTGGAGGTGGTAGATCTAATTGTATGAGTTATATAATGGGATCTCCTGACTATTCAACAATATCAGGTGGTTATGCCAATTCTTCTGTTAATTCTTGTAATGCTATTTCAGGTGGTGCATTCAACACAATTTCAGGAAGTAGATCAGTAATTGGTGGAGGTAATAATAATACAATTTCAGCATATACAAGTTTTATCGGTGGTGGTGTTATTAATACAATTTCAGGAACATACTTATCTGGTATCTTAGGTGGTGGATTTAACACAATTAGTGGTTACAATAATGCTTTTATAGTTGGTTCAAATATTGTAGCTGATAGATCATGTACAACATTTGTGAATAACCTTTCAATAAAAAATATTCCAACAAGTGCTGCTGGTTTACCTTCAGGATCAGTATGGGCAAATGGTACTATTTTAGAAATTGTACCGTAAAACATTGTATAATGAAACTAAGTAATAATTTTTGGTTAATTGAATTCACTAGAAGTGATTTAGCTAAACGCCTTGGCATTAGTAATCAACCTACCAAAGCGCATTTAGAAAATATCAAATTACTTTGTGAAAAGGTTTTAGAACCGATTCGAGAACACTTTGATACTCCTATTTATATTAGTTCGGGATATAGATCGATAGAACTAAATAAGAAAACTCCTGGTGCATCTACTACTTCTCAACATTCAAGTGGAGAGGCAGCAGATATCGATATGGATGGTAGCATCATTTCAAATGCGGATGTCTTTAATTACATAAAAGAAAATCTAGAGTTTGATCAACTTATCTGGGAATTTGGTACAGATACAAATCCTGATTGGGTTCATGTATCCTTTGAATCCTCAGGTAAACAACGTAAACAAATTCTTAAAGCGGTTAAATCAGGCGGAAAGAAATTTTATAGAAAGTTTAAATAAAATACTACTTTTATGTTCAAATAATAAAAAATGGCAAACGAAACTCAAACTTGGAACACTATTCACATCTTTGGTTATGGTGAAACTCAAATCATCGGCAAAGATTTAAATAAAAAAGTACCTACATCTGTTTTGACTACAGTTCAAGCGGTTGTGGATAATGTATATTCTTTCAAACCAGAAGGAAACACAGCGACAGAAGAATATCATGCTGTAAATATCTTTAACACTATGTTTGCTGATTGGCAAACAAAACAACAAGGCGTTCAGGGTTGGAGAGTTCAATATGCTGATCTTGATAGTGCGGCAATTGAAGCACTTGCAGCAGAAATCGTTGCATACGTAGCACCAGTTACAGAGTAATAAACTACACATCAAATAAATAAGTATGAAAAACATCATTTTCAAAATTGATGGTGGGATTGGTAAATCCATCATGGCAACTGCAGTTTGTGAGGCAATTAAGAAACAATATCCAAACGATAAATTAATTGTTATCACAGCCTATCCAGACGTATTTCTTTGCAATCCAAATGTAGATAAGTGTTATACACATAACAACTTATTCTACTTTTATCAGGATTTTGTAGACAATAAGTCTATTCGTGCATTCTTGCATGATCCTTATTTAGAGACATCTTTCATTAAAAGAGAGTGTCATTTAATTGAAACATGGTGTTCAATGTTTTCTATTAAATACAATGGAGAACAACCAAAATTATATTTGACTGATAGAGAGGTTAATTTCTATGCAAATCAATTTGCATCTGACAAGCCAATTTTCTTGATTCAAACAAATGGGGGTGGTGCAGAACAAGGAATTAAATATTCTTGGTCTAGAGACATTCCTCAACAAGCTGCACAACAAATTGTCAATCATTATGCAAGTAATGGTTTCAATGTAGTGCATATTCGTAGAGAAGACCAATTAGCATTACAGAATACCACTCCAGTATCTGCAGATTTTCGTGCAATTGCATCTTTGATAAAATTGTCAAGTGTTCGTCTATTCATGGATAGTTTTGCTCAACACGCAGCAGCAGCACTTGAATTACCAAGTACTGTTCTTTGGATTGCAAATACTCCAGAACAATTTGGATACAATATCCATAGCAATATCATTGCGAACAAAGAAACTGCAACTCCAGAATTGAAAAATTCAGTATTTTCTAGATACAATATTGCAGGTGGCCTTTTAGAATTCCCATACAACTCTGAATCAGAAATTTTCGACTTAGAAAAAGTTGTAAAGTCTATCGATGATTTTATCAATCCAGTAGAAACTGAAATTGAAGAAGTACAATTACCGAAGAAAAAATTAAATTCTAAATAATTCGTTATGCCGAAAAAGATTTTTTTTCAGTCTAGCATGCCTAGATCGGGTTCTACTATTTTACAAAATATCGTAGGTCAAAATCCTAACTTTTATGTTACGCCAACATCAGGTGTTTTGGAATTAGTTTTTGGTGCTAGAGCCAACTATACAACTTCTCCAGAATTCAAAGCGCAAGATTCTGAATTGATGGCCAAAGCATTTAAGAATTTTTGTGTTCAAGGAATAAATGGTTTTTACGATGGTATTACTGACAAACCTTATGTTTTAGACAAAAGCAGAGGTTGGGGAGTTTATCGACCTTTTTTAGATGAATTCTATCCTGATCCTAAAATCATTTGCATGGTTAGGGATTTAAGAAGTGTTTTGGCTTCTTATGAAAAAATATATCGAAAGTCTCAACTGAAACATGATCCTATTCGTGATGATGCCTCAGCTAGGGGTACTACAGTACACAAACGTATTGATGAATGGGTAAATCCTCAGAATACGATTGGTCGTGCAGTAGAGCGTATTTTTGAAATGATTCGACTTGGATATGATGATAAGATTCTATTTGTAAAATTTGAGGATCTAGCACTTTATCCAGACTTGGAGATGAAACGTATCTATAACTACTTAGGTTTAGATTATTTCGAACATGATTTTGATAATATTCAACAAATTACCAAAGAAGACGATGCAGTTTACGGACTGACATCCGATTTACATACAATTAAGCCAAGATTAGAACCTTTGAAAAAGGATTTCAAAGAAATTCTTGGTAAAGATATTTGTGATTGGATTCAAAATAATTATTCCTGGTATCAAGAAAAATTCAATTATAGATAATTACTATCTTTGAAAGAATTAAATACTTAACACTATGGGAGTTTCTCAAAACATTTGGACATATAAATTATCAGCAGGTACATTGAACATTGATTCAAACTATGGATTACTTGTAATTTCAATCATACTTGAATCTGGTACAGGTACAGTTACGGGGACTGCCCTTTTAAATGGTGTGGCATCAACTCCAATAGATCTTGCAGTAGGTGTTCCTTTGACTATTTCAACAGATGGAAACACAATTCTTGGAGACGTAAGTATTACTACAACAGGTGTAGTTTCTATTGTCGGTAGGTCTTAGTGGTTAATTTTGAACAATTTAATTTCTGAATATTTCAATTCAGATGCTTTCGTATTTTCTATATTTGAAGAATAAATGTATTGAATTGTTTATTAATTAATTAAAACCGAAAAAAATGCCAACAGTACAAGGAACAAACTATCTTCGAGTAGCTACCACAGCAGTATTAGCAGATAGCACATACGATCTTACTTTGAAAGATAACAATGGTAACGTTTTCCCAAAAACAACCATTGAAATTAACACAACATTGGGTGATGGAGAGTTCAATCTTCCTTCAATTGCCTCTTTAGGTGCAGCAGCACAAAATTGTCAGGTAGTTATCGTAGTGGATAACTCTACAAATGATGTAATTGTTGATCCTGCATTAACCGATAAAATCGGTGGTTTAGCAGCAGGCGCACCATACACTATTGCGGCAGGTGCAGCAGGTCAAAATATAGTTCTATATCCAGTGGATGGAACTACATGGGGATTTGTTTACACAGCATAATCTAAACATTCTAGAAAGCAAAGGTAGGTAGCAGAAATGTTACCTACCTTATAATTCATTTTACATGAAGAACAAGAACATTCTTACTATTGCAGGTATTTTGATTGCTGGTTCGGCAATTTATTTTGGTATTAAATGGTATCAAAAAAATCAAGAAGAAAAAAATCAATTACCTAAGCCAGATCCAGTTGTTACTCCTTCTGGTAATGGTACGGATTTAGCTCCGAGCGATGTGGAAAATCCATTCTTAAATATTGACGAAGTAAAAGCGTTTCAAGATTGGATGGATGCAAAGCACCCTAATTGGGTAAATGGTAAGAATTTAAATAAAGGTGCAGGATATGGTAATTTTGGCCCAGCTACAAAGGCAGCCTTTACTACTTATGGTGCTGAATACCTTAAATCATTACAACCAGCACCTGCTCAATTGTCTGAGAATCAGAAAAAAGATATTCAGACTATCATGGCTCATGGAACTGGAGATAAATCAAAAGAATCATATTTAAAAGCAACAATTGCAAAGTATCCTAACTACACTGCTAATTGGGCTAATTCAATTCGTAGAAGAATAGAAACTAATGGCCAACAAGGAACAACTTTCCTTTTTGCTAATCAGATTTATGAATCTTTTTCTGGAAACAGAATCTATCGTGGCACTTTGCTAGGTAAAAAGCCAGAAGTAAAGGCTAACGCTAAATTGCGTAGAGAATCTAAATGGAATACAAGCACTCAACCTGTAGGTGTAGGTGCAGACTTAGGTAAAGTCAAAGGTTATTTTTACAATAAAAATGACAAGGCTTTATTTGTCTATGTTCCAGACCAAAATAAATCCCTAACAAATAAATGGATTTGGGTAGGATCAATAAAATTTTAATATGAGAGAGCAAGAAATTAGACCAGTTCGTTTTATGGTGGCCAATGGATTTTCTGAGTTACGTCCGCCAACAATTTATGGTGATGTATCTCCGATGTCCGCATTTGATGGAGAACCTATCAATGATACAGAATTCCCATTCACTGAGGAAATTATGCTTGAATTTTCAAATGCCGATGGTAAAGCTAGACGTGCTAAAAGACGTTCTGCTCGATCAGATAAAAAGCAAGGTAAGGCTAGTGCCAAAAAAGACCGCCAATCAGATAGATCAGCTGCTAGAAAACAGCGTGCTGATATTCGTGAAAGAAGAATGTCTTTGAAAGAAAAAGAACAAGCAACACAAGCGGAAGTTGCTAAGAAAATCGGTGAACAATCTCCTGAAGAAATTGCTTTGATGAATCAAATTGCTAGTCAAGGTACTACCAAAAGTGAAACCGCACCAAAAGTAGGCATGAGTAAAGGTCTTAAAATTGGCCTTATTGCTGGATCCGTTGCTGTTTTGACAATTGTAGTCATTGCCATTGTTAAATCCCGTAAAAAATCTAAAAAATGATTGAAGTAAACACAGCTCGTCCAGTATATTCTAATGCTATAGGTGATAAATTAAAAAGATCACCAGAAAAAAAAGCCAAAACTCAGGAGAATAGAGCCGAACGTGCGGAAAAAAGAAGTGGTCGTAAGGCAAAAAGAAATGCCAAGAAACTTATCCGCATGGAAAATAAAGGCAAAAAGAAGTTTTTCTATCCTTTAACAAAGATTTTTGGCAAAAAGAAAAAGTACAAAGATGGATCAACAATTGAAGTTCCTGCCGAAAATACAGTTGTAGTTTCAACCAAAGATGGTAAAACAGCATCTTTGGATAAAACAGAGATTGCAAAAGCACTCAATATTCCTGAAAGCCAGGTTACGCCAGCAAAAGTTCAAGAAGTTGTTGTGAATGTACCACAAGCAAGTGCAGGCCCAGCAGCAAACGAAACAGGAACTCCAGTAGGTGAGCCAGTTCTTGCAATTCCAATAAAAGATGAAGATGTAATCATTACAGACGATGGTTCAGCGTATTTATCTGATGATACTCAATCTCAGGATGAAAAATTGAAAAATGTTGCCGATGATGATAAAGAAGCACAGAAAAAAATTAAAATCGGAAAAATTTTATTGATTTCTGGTGTTGTAATCGTTGTTTTAGGTGCAGTCGTTTACTTTATGAATAAAGATTCAAAAGCTGAAAAATAAATCATGGGAAAAGAAAAAGATTTGTTGGGTAATCCATATAAGCAGTCTAATCCTACATTAAGTTTAGGATCAACATTAAGCATCAATACCCCTGCTCCAATCATCGGAACAAATGGTATTTCATACAAACCAGGTAAGTACACTACTCTTACAAATCCAGATTTAGGCAATCCTTTTAGAAAGAATCCATCAGGAAAAACAGATATGAGTTTAAAGAAACCTTCTGAAATGAAAATGGATCGCAAAAAATCTGAAACCACTGATCAAACTCAGTCAAATACAATGGGTAAAACTACTACTTATGTAATCGTAGGGATACTTGCTGTAGTTGGAATTAGTTTATTATTAAGAACAAATAATGAATAAATTTATTGAAACATGGAAACTATGTTTTATTTTAGAATTCAAAGTCGTATGAAAATGACCATTTTTTTAACCATTATGTTCCCTCTAGTATCCATGTCATTTATTGCATCATATTGTTATGAAGCAACTTTACTTTATTGGCAAGAATACTTTGCCCTATCGATGGCTATTGGTCTTGATGGATTTTTTGGGATGATTAATGGTATTAAGAAAGAAGGATTTAAATCTTTCAAGGCACTCAGAATCGGTAAATCATTCTTTTCTTGGAATCTTATTCTAACTTCAATACTCATTACACAAAAAGCGTTTCCAGCAGCGTCTTGGCTTGATGAGACTTTTATTATTCCAGTAATCAGCTTCTTACTTATTTCCACTATTAAAAATGCAAGTCAGGCAGGTTTTATTAAGGCCGAACTTGTAAACGTAATCATGGAAAAAATTGACCAACATAAAAATTAAGCCATGAAATTCGAAAAAAAATACGCTATTGGTGCAGCTATTGGACTTGTTTCTTTAACAGGTTTTTATCTCTATACTCAGATCATGAAAGTCTTAAACTATCGCTTGGATTTCAAGGGATTTAAGAACGTTTCTATCAATCAGAAAGGCATGTCCTTCACGATTGTATATGAGTATGAAAATAAAGCAAATATCAGCATCACTTTGGCAGAACAAAAGTATGAAGTGTATATTGATGGAGTGTATATTACGACATTGACAAACTTTGCACCAAATACTTTGTCGGGAAGCAAGCCTTCTCTTATTGAGGTGAATGTAAATCTTACGCTTGACGAACTCAAAAAAGTAAAATTACCTTGGGCTAGATTACTTCTTAAACCAGGTGAAGTTGAAGTAACCAATGTAATGCGTTGGAAAGTCAAATATGGCATTTTGAAAATTCCTTACAAATACACTTACAAAGTTTCTTTAAAAGAAATCATCGGATGGTACGTTCCGATTGTCAATAAGCTCTAATGAATAGCATTGGCCAGACAATTTGGACGTATGAGCTAAACAATAATTCGATTTTAATTGATCGTACTTATGGTTTAACTATCATTTCATTTACATTAATTTCTGGTGCAGGATTTTATCAAGGTGCAAGTCTAGCCAATTCAATTGCTTCTACGCCTGTAAACCTAGTAGTAGGTCAAGCTGTAACCATTTGTAGTGATTCAAATAATCCATTAGATCAGTTTCTTATTTCCACAACTGGAGTAATTGCAATAATTGGAAAACAATAGATATGTGTGATAGCTTTGGATTTGATTCAATAAATTCTGGTTCAGCACCTGCAGCACAAAATATCTATGGTAGTTATTTTGATACTACTATTCAACAAGCATTAGTTATCAATACTCCTTATGCCATGCTGCTAGATACGGTTGATGTGCAAAATGGCGTACAATTACTTGCTGGATCTCAAATAAAAGTATTCAATACTGGAGTTTATAATTTGCAATTCTCAGCACAATTATTTAGAACGGGAGGTGGTAATCCTGCATCTATCGATATTTGGATTCGGAAAAATGGAACTACAAACGTACCTCATTCAAACACTAAAGTTGACATTCAATCAAATAGTGTATTTCTTGTAGCTGCATGGAATTGGTTTGTTTCTTTGAATGCAGGCGAATTTGTAGAAATAATGTGGTCAGTTACCGATAATAGGATTCAACTTCAATCAGCACCAGAAAATTTAATAATTCCACATCCTGCAATCCCATCTTTGATTACGACTATCAATAAAGTTAGTTGATTTTTTATAGTCAACTTTATTAACAATCTGATTTATTGAATTATATTTGTTCAAACTTAAATAAATAGATATGAGCTTAACTGGAATGCTTGGCGGATTAATTGACAGTGAAGGAATAGTAACTGAGAAAATCCAAACAACTCTTGATGATTTATCAGAGGAACTAAAAGAACCTAACTTTCGTAATTTCTTTATTACGATTATCCCAATCAATGAAGAATTTGATTTTCAATGCGTTGTTTATCATAGAACACCAGAAGGAATAAAAATGGTTAGAGAAATCACTATCAAAGAAATCGTTGAAAAATAATGAAAATCGATAGAATATATATCAGTCTATCGTTATCGCTATTTTGCTTAATATTTAGTATCTGGAGTTATTTCAATTCGAATAAAAAGGATTCAATTAACTCCAATGATACTATTGAAAATTATTTTCTCGATCAAAGAAAATCGATTGAGAAACAAAATCAATTGCTCATTCACAAACTGGATAGTTTAGAAAAAAAGATTGACAAGAATCAAATTAAACTTGTCCAAATCCAAAACCAGAAAAAAGAAATCGAGTATGTCTACCAAAATAAAATTAATCAGATTGATGCTTACTATACTAATGGTATCGTCAATGAATTCAATTTGCTTTTCTCAAAAGGTAATTTCCGAAAATAATGACACTTTGATATGTTTTGATTTAGAACAATCAAAATACATTCTTAAAGAAATGAATCATGCTATCTTTTTAGATAGCATTAATCGCCTCTCGCAATCCGAAATAAGATTATTGAACACTACTATCAAAGATTTACAGATAATCGTTGAGAGCCAAAAAGAACAGATAATTTTAAGAGATGTCGATTACAAGATATCCAAGACCGAAACAAAATTGCTAAAAGAAAAAAACGAATCCCTTAAAAAAGAGATCCGTTTACAAAAGTTTTACAAATGGCTGTCAATTGGCGTAGGTACAATAACTACTTCATTTATGACTTATTTGTATCTGACAAAATAGATTTACCCTTAGTATTTAAGTACTCAGTGTAATCTGAAATTAAATAGCAAGACCAAGCCTTATCCTTTTCTTTTCGAACTACAGGACATGATCTACCAAGGCAGAATTTCATGAATGGAATTCTGTGTTCTTTCGGAATATCATCTATCACAATGTAGTGAACATTTCGAATAGGATTTTTCCAATTAATTTCAGGTGCGCTTTTCATTATTTTTTTGTTATTGTACCTTAGTGTGCTTTAAATAAAATAAAGGATTTCTTATTTTAATTTTGACTAAACACCAGAATATTGTCTTTCTGTGATATTCGCATGCGTAAGATTATTTTCTTCATCTGTAATTAATGACATGTATCCCATCGTAGAGATATGGTACTTGTAATCATTAATTTCAGGAACAAAATCTTTGGTGGTGGTAGCTATTGCAAAGATAGTAATTCCTGCAACAAGAATTTCTTGATCATCAAATAGAATCCTCCATTGTTCACCAGGATTATTAGCTGCAGTATTAAAACGAATTTTGTAAGTTTTCAGATTCAATTCAGTTGACATAATTTTTAGTATTTATTGGTAATTAACCATCTTAAAATGGTTTGAACATTGACTACAATTTCAGGATTCATATATTTTCTAGCAAATGCTCTAGCAATTGGGAATCCATATTTTGCATCTCTTACAGAAAAAAGATGATGATTGATTAGTTGAGTGGTATGATCATAAATCTCTTTACTAGTTTTTCCCCAAACTTTTGAAATTAATTTTCTTTCATAATCCACTTTTACTTCAAAATCATTATCGGCAGCTTCAAGGCATAAATTCAATTGATCAGGAGAATATCTATTTAAGTAAGAATTTACTTCAATTAAAAAATCTTTGATTTTATTATCATAATTCTCTAGACCATTAACGATATCTTCATTATTTTTCATCTGCTCACGAATTTTTGTAGCTGAAATATCAGCAACATCTGCAGGCGGAAGATGCTCTATAATGTCATAACCAACACCTCTACCAAAGTTTACACTTTCGATATCTGGAACAATAATTACTTTGATGCATCCTTTTTCAATTTCTTTAAAAAATCGTAAGTTCAATGCCTTTTCAATTTCTAATGCTGGCCATGGATTTTTATCATCTACTGGAACATCTCGAATGGCAATACAAACATTTTTACCTTCGTTCAAAGATTGATTAATTAGCCATTGGTGGCCATCATGCCAAGGTTGCCATCTACCGATATACAAACAAAATTTGTTAGGTGCATCGGTTTTGTTTTCAGAAGTCTTATGATATAAATTCATTAGATAAGAATAGTTAAAAGATTGATAAACGATTGAAAAGGAGTTAATCCTGTAGTATCAATTGCAACTGCATCAGATATTTCAAAAGGAGAAGGTTGTTCAAAATAGTCTACAAAGTATTCTTCTCTACCTCTTTTTTCTGAACAATGGACGTATATTTCAACACCACCTACTTCTTTGCAGAAATCCATTCTCTGATCACGAAAAGGACTAACCATACAAACGATAACAATAATATCGTTTTGGATTAGAAATCGGCAACAAGATTGAACCAAGTCAACGTTTTTCAATCTACCTTCTTTGGAGTAGTCTTGATTCTTAAAAATGTCTCTGATATTATCACCATCGAGAATGACAACTTTTTTTCCAATTTCAAATTTGTCGATGTGTTCTTTTAGCAAATTAGCTAAAGTGGTTTTACCAGCACCAGGTTGGCCAGTAAACCAATAAAGGTTTCTTAATTCCATGCTTATTTATTTGAAGTAAAATACCCATAAAGGGCTAGTGTAAAGATAAGTAAAAATAGGCAAATTAAAGCGTAAAAAGCAGCTTTAGATGTATATTCATACTTCAAGTTTGACCTCTGATCCCAAACTTCAATTTGTCGTTTCTTCGGTTTTTTCATCTTGGTAAAGATTATCGATTTTTACTACAGCTTCATAAATGGTTAAATTATCATTTGCATGTTCAACCAAAGTCGCCATTATTTGTCTTTTACAATCCTTAACATTTTTATTGATGTTCCAGTTGATAAGTCTGATAATTTCCTTTTTCTTATCTTTTGGAATTTCAGTTAAGGACTGAATCAATTCTTCTAAAGATTCATCCATAAATAAAAACTATTTTTTTAAAATTCTCTTAGTCGGCACATAACAAAAAACGGAATCATCATCATAAGAATAGAATCTCTTCAAATATCCTTTCTTGAAAAATTTGGACAACAATCTAGAGATATCTTTTCTAGTTAATTCAAAGTTTTGTTCTTTGATAAGAAAATTAGCTATCGTGCTTGTTGTAAAGGTAGTATCATAAAAAGATTCTCGAATAGTATCTTTTACCAATTTTGTCTTGTTTTCAACTTTTTTTGGCGTACTCTCCACTTGTGCATCTTCTACCACATTAATAACAATTACGTTTGGATTATTAGGATCTTGCTTGGCACTCTGATGAAGATTATCAACCATTTTATCCCAATCAGCTTCTTTATCCACTTCTTGCTCTGTAGATTCAATCTTTGAACACTTAAAAAATTTACACCAAAAACGAACAACGAAGTCTGGCATAGAATAGAATAACTTTTTCATAGTTTAAGTTTATTAAATATTAATTATGATTCAACTGATCAACCTGAATCAATCCCATTACAGTTGATTTATTCATGCTAATTGATTGACTTTTTTCATTGATCACATCTCCTTTGTTGACACAGTACAATGGCTCAATGCCTGGATAATTCTTGTAATGAATGTTTAAAGCTGATTGCATGTCCTTAGCTTCAATATTGTACGAATTCAAATACATCGTCTCAGAATTTGGATAAAAGACAACATGGTACAATTTTAAGATACTTTTCATTCTTATTTATTTAGGGGTTAAAAACTAATTCCAGGTTACTTGATGCTTAATAATATCCAAGGCAACTTTAAAATGTACAAAGTTGTAAGGATCTAATCTATTTTGTTTACAAACCTGTTTTACCATCAGCATAGTTCCATACATGTCGTTTGACATCATTTTCATAACGTCTTGTTCGGCAAGAGGTAAGTAACTGATTTCAATCACTTTCACATTTTTTAAATTGTCCATTTCAGTATGATTTAACAGAACAAATATATAAACAATTAACATTTGTTGTGTTATCGTACAACATATTTATTAACAATAGATTGTAAATAATTAACAATACGTGAAAATTTAGGGAAAAAGAAAAGGCATCGTGTAGCCGATGCCTCTCCCATAAGAACGAATGAATATCAAAGATAATAAATAGTTTGAATCCGATATCGTCAATTAAATTATTTACTTGAAGAATCCCATTCTTTCTCTGTCTGCAGGTATTTCTGATAATCGTTTGTTACGCAAATAAAAATAGTATTTGAATGGCTTTCGTATTCGTATTCTGCTATCCACAACCATCCATGAACAAAGTCCAGATAAAAAGGCTTATCTTCATCAATAGTACCAACATAGTTTTTGAATATTCTACTATCAGTTATGCTTTTCAAATCAATATTGGTATCAGACTCTACATGAGGAATAATATTATCAATAAAAGCTGGTAAAATTCTGGATTCTAAGATAGCTCCTTCAAGTTCTGTTATTTGATCTTCACTTAATCCGATTTTACTACCTAGTGGTAAAATATGTGGTAAGTAAAAGTCAATACCTATATTATGATTAATGTTATCCCATGGATCTAACACAACCAATCGATAAGATACTTTTTGCTCCATTACCATATGTTATAGCGTAAAACATCCATACCGAAAGACAAATCATATTTTTGCATGATTTTGTCTTTGATTTCTTCTAAGCTGGTTTCTCCTAAATTTCTAAAACGAAGTAGTCGCTTCTCTTCTAGGGAAACCAAATCCCCAAGGATTTCAACATCACCACCCAACAAACAATTCTTGGTTCTTTCTGATAAACCTAAATGAATGATTTTCGTTTGCAGTAATTTTTTCATTGCATTGAAGCGTTTTTTATAGCCTATCAAATCAAAAGTTTCATGATATATTTGCTTAAAATCAATATCTTCAATATCAGATTTTGAGTTGGCATTTTTCAAACAATTTTTTGCAAAGTCTACACAATCATTATAATGTCGATTGTCAGCCTCTTTCAAAATTGAACTAAATTTTACCATGAGTTCGTATGAATTGTAACGATTTCTTTCAATTTGTGTGAGCAAAAATTGTATTTCATCGCTTAACCATTGTGTTGAATGTTCTTGCATCGTTCTTGTTTTTTAAAGTTGTGGTTGATAATTTTAGCATTAAAATTTAATTGTCCTTTGTAGTATTTGGTAAGGTAATCAGCTTCAGTTCTATTGAATCTAAAAGAAGCACTAAACTTTTTATTGGATTCCTTTAAAATGTTATCCCAATCTCTGATATTGCTAGAATTCAGTTCTTCTACAAATTCAATAATTCGGTTCATATTGAAATTGAATTAAAACCATTGTTTTGAACATTTTTGACATTCATAAATTAATGAAGTTCCTTCTATATCTACAATTTCCATTTTGGTATTGCAGCATGGACTTTTTTTTCTAATGTAATTGATAATATCAATGATTCCCAAAAATATTTTTTTCATTCTTCTATTTGTTTTTCTTGTTTTTTAGACATTTTCTAGACATTTTCTAGACATTTTTTAAATTAATCCAATATAAATACCTAAGCCAATTGTAATCAGAGTTATTAGTTCCAAAATAAGAAATCCCCAACCTTCCTGGTCTTCTTTGCGATCACGACCATGGTCATGATTATTTTGGTTTTTATAGTTCATTGTTCTTGTTGTTTAGTTAGTTCTTTCACTAATTTGATATTTATTCCATTTAAAAGGATTTGTAGTATCAATTTCTCTCCAAATTCCTATTATTCCAAACATAACTAAACCTATTAATACTCCGAAAATAATAACTACATAGGTCAATGGATTAAATGGGTTGATTCTAAATTTAATCCAAGTTCCATATGAATCTTCATATTGCTTTTCCTGTTTAATATATAGATACTTAAATATTTTATTCTTCATTATTTTTGTTATTAAAGGTTTCTAACTCTTGTGTAAGAATAGCATTCATTTCTTTTTGTGATTCAAGTTCTGATTCTAACTGAATAATTCTTTCAGCACTAAACTCTTTTAGTCTTTTTTGATAATGTTCAAGTTGTACTTGTTGGGATATTGCTATTATCCTTAAAGCATTAAATTGAATAACCAGTCCATCGTAATCTTTTGCTAAATCTATCTTTTGAAAGTTCATTGTTAATGTTGTTTACATTGTTTGTAATAGACTTCTAAAATTTCTTTATCTGTATAAGTCCAACCATCATACTGCCATCCACCTTGAACTTCAACTGCATTATTTCTAATCCATTCTAACAAAGAAATTTTCTGATCCTTCTCCATTTCTTTGGCTTCAAGTTCTAATTGACATAAAAGTTCATAATGTTCTTCTTTAGTTACACCAAGTGATTGCAACTTAGTCATCAACCATTCTACTGCTATTTTCATTGTTCTTGTTTAAAGGTTTCAAAATAAAATTTAACATCCGTATTAGTTTCAGTAACTAATCCGTAACGCTTGGCAAACTTGTATTGCGTACTATATTGATTTAGTGAGTTAACAAATTGTTTTATGTTATTTCTAAATTGTTCAAGTGAATATGAGTTCTTTTGAATGTTGCAACTTGCACAAGCAGGATTCATATTGTCAATGTTATGATTGTGAGGTTTTTCACAAGAACTATCTCTCAAACTTCTAACAATCGGTTCAATGTGGTCTATATGCCAACCTTTTTGCAACTCGCATCCGCAATAAGCGCACTTGCCTCCATATTTATTAAAGATAATCTGCCTATCTTTCTTCATTGTTTTTGTTGTTTAAGTTCTTCTCCTGTTAATACAAAGTATAGGTTTTGAAGTTGGTGGACATATTCTATATTAACACAAAAATCACCTGTACCTGTTGTTAATATAAGTTTGCCTTGACAAAAACTAAATGGTGTATTTGGTAAGTTAAATGTACAAGGTAAGTTTAACGGTGCAATAGCAATACTTGTTAGTGCAATACCTACTTTATCAAACCCAAACTTCAACAACCATTCTTCGGTTAATGGGATAGGCTCAACATCCATCATATTATTAAGAAACAGAAGAAAATAATATTCATTAAGTTCTACAGGTTCTTCATATACTTTTTTTTCGGGTGATTTACCTTTAATCAAATTACCAATTCTTAATTCACTTGCTTTCATTGTTCTTGTTGTTTAAATGTATTATTGTAATATTCTTCTGCTGTTATGTGATCATCTTCTTTAAAAAATGACTGATAATTGCTGCACATTAAATCACCTGCCCAATATGAATCAAGTAAATGCTGCCTTTCCAATGGCAAAAGCCTTTCCGCAACTTGGATAGCTTGTTTTAATCCATATTTATGACCAATATTTATTGCTCCATTACAACCTTCTCTTTCCTTCAATTCAGCTTCAAGTTCACTGATCAAAGTTTGTAGTGATGTTTTCATTATCCTTATTTTAATATAGATTTAGCTCAATCGCTTTTTCCAAACTGATAACAATAAATTTTCGCTCAATTGCTTTGTTCAAACTAATTAAACAATCTTCACCTGGGATATAGCAAGTATTTTCTTTAAACCAATTCCACATGTGAATTTTCCAACCGAAAGTGCTTGCGTCTTTATAAACTGAAGCACACTTTTTAAATTCTTCTTTTGATTTTAATCTGATAACATGCATGACATTATTTTTCTTTTTGATTGTAATGTTCAATTGCTTGTTTAATTTCTTTATTGAAATCCAGATAGTCAAGTTCAGGATCACAAACATTGCTTACTAAAGTCTCATATCCAAAAATTATTCTTGTATGAATATGATAAATATATGTTTGAAAATAATCCATGTAGTAATCCCAATCAAATGATTTTTCACATTCACAATGTTCAATGATTTTATTAAAATCATCTTCATCTGACCAATCTTCTTTGAATCGTGACCATTCGTATTCATTTTTCGGATTTATTTTGCACAACTCATCATTGAATTGTAACCATGTTCTTAAAGTGTTCACATCCTTTTGTGAGGCTTTTGCTATTCTCATAATTAAATATTTTTTGGTTTTTCAATGCGTTCAAACTCGATTACCCATACCCATGGATTGTCATTCCATGACTTATAACCATTAATTGATTTCCATAATGATTTAAATGTATCTGATGGAATTTTAGTCCAAGAAGTAATAGATTTTGATTCCACAATTTCAAATCCATTTATTTCTTTTTTCCAAAAGATTTCAATCCCTTCTTTTCTTGCATCTGAATCTGAAATAGCTTGCAAACGTTCAATTCTTACGTCTCTGATACGAAGCCAAATACGTGCAGCATCTTTTGGCATGTATATAGATGGTTTCCATGAGTAATCTTTTGCTTCTAATGTAAATTTTTCATTAGGATTCCACTCAGTACCTTCATACGTAATTGGAAAATCAGCTTTATACAAAATTGGATATCCGCTTTTATCAGGAGTTGGATCTGTAAATGTCTCACGCACCCAAAGAATATCACCTCTTTTTCCGTATGGGCATGAAACAATTGGATGAGAGCTTCCACCATCGTGGAAATAAAAATGCCAATTGCAACCATCAGTATTAGATGGAGACATTCTAGCATCTGGATTTAGATTAACTTTTTCTAATCCTTTTGTCCTTCTAGTCTGTGTCTTGTGTCCTGCAAGTATTGCCTGCACCATTTCAGTGCTAAATAAAATTGGTTTTTGTTTCATAATTCTTATTTATTTGTTTGTTTTTACTTTCTGGAATACAACGATCCAGTTCTATAACCTGTAGCATACGCCTTTATACATTGAGCAGCTATTTTTTTGTAATTAGCATTTCTGGCTTCTTCAAAGTATTTTTTTAAATCCTCACTTGAAATAGTAATAACATGATTATTCCGATTGCTTCCCTTGGAACGATGAGATTTAATTTTTGCTTCAAGATCAGTAATTGCGCATGTCTCAATTGGCATTTGATTTTTTATAAACATTGCTTTTTAATTTTTACTGATGTGGTACTTAATCCATTTGATTCTTGGCTTGATTTTTTTAGGTTTCCAATAAAATCCACCTCTCCACTTAATCAAATAACTTTTCAAAATTCCTTTTGGTTTGTTATTTTGAATGTATTGGTCAAGAGTTATATACTCTTCGTATGTTATTTGATCATATATATTACAAGATACAACCCATTGGCAAAGACCAGTCGAAAAAAGATGATGATTATCTAGCATTACCTGTAATAATTCTTTAATACTTCTCATATAATTAATTTTTAGTTATTAATTAACCAATTCTCTACTCAAAATAGATATCGCTTTAGCTGAACAATACATGTCTAATCCCTTTTCAGAATTCGTATTGACAAAATTATTTCGCTGTGTATATAACATATCTGTATCATCATCTAGGATTACATATTGATAATCTATACCCAACTTTTTTCTTTTAAAGTTCTTCCCATTTTCTGAATGAATATGGGTATCAATCCATTGTTGGATCTCAACACCTCTTGGAATAGAAAGATGTATTTTTGAAGACTTATCAATGTAATGATATGCTCGAATAGTAACCCCTATGATATCATCAACAAATAAGAAACCTTCTTCTTTCATCTTAGCCTTAGTATCTTCAAGCGTGTGAAGTCTCCATGAAGAACTCAAAACAATCTTTGCACCAGTTAGCTTTAGAATTTTTCCAAGTATTTCTTGTTTTTCAGGATTTAACGCCCATTGGCCATCTTTTAGATAATCAGGAGTAGCTACAACACCATCGATATCTAGAAAAATTATTTTTATCATATTATTGAAATTTAACTTTTGCAAAAGATTTTTTCCAGCCAAGAACACTGCAAGAATGAAAGAAATCATTATTTGGAAGTAAGAATAAATCTTCATTCGACATGTAGACACCTGTATGATAAGTGTAATGATCAGTAATAAAATCACATATCTGTAAATGTGGTGGCTTTTGTTTTTCAATCAAAGTATAACCTGGTTCTGATACAAAATCAGCTTTAGGAAAATCATTTGGAGCAGGAATTGAAGTTAGATTTTCTACTCTTTGATCATTAACTACTTCATTCAATTTTTCCACCATTCTACTCATGGTTATCTTTTCATCAATCAATTCTTTAAAGAACTTACGAAAATCTGCCACTTTTATTTTTGCCATTGCTATTATTTTTTAAAGGTTAATTCTTCTGCTACCAATGAAAAGTACAGATTTTGAAGTTGGTGAACGTATTCAATTTTACAAGTAATAATATCTCCAACTTCACAATTACCATCAGAGTATAAAACAATTGCATAATCATTATCTCCTACTGATAACCTATGTGAATTAAAGTTGTCCCATTCAGTTTTCTCAAACCCAAACTTGAACTTCCATTCTTCGGTTAGTTGGATTGGCTTAATAAATTCATTAAATTGTGAAATTTCCCAACAATTTTTGGGATCGGTAAAACTAATGACTGAATTAGAATTAGGAAATAAAGGTTCATCCCTAAGTTTTATTCCAATTATCTTCAAAGGAATATCTTTTAAATCAGAAAAGAAGGGATTATCTACATTAACAAGATTCCCGATTCTCAATTCACTTGCTTTCATTGCTCTTCTTATTAAAATGTTTAATTATCAAATACTTTCGCAACACTCACGACTACAATCTTTGCAACAATGACAAGTAACATGTTCTTCATTTATTTCTAATTGGTAAGGACATTCCGATTCTTCAACACCTTCAGAATTACCGCATTTTTCACACTTTAATGTTTCATTTGTTTCATCAGGTGTCAATTCTTTCCCAGATAATGCAAACCAGATGTTTTGAAGTTGATGAACATAGTTGATTCTGTTTAGGTATTGATGACAATCTCTATACTCATCCTGACCACATTCTTTATCATGATGTTCAATCCGCCACATATCAAATAAATTTTCCGATTCAGAATATACAGAATAAAATAGAGCATACTCAGGTTCAAATTTATCCAATCCTTTTTGTACCCACCTACCTCGCTCATTCTGATAAAAACCTAATTTGAATAACCATGCCTCGGTTAGTGGAATTGGTTTCCACGATTGGTAATTTTCATGACATTGCTGAAATGAGTCATTTACTTTTGCATAAATCATTTGTCCGACAATGCCATTTACTTTAACTGGCAACAATTCTTGATTTGGTTCGTACCACCCAATAATGTTATTCATTCTCAATTCACTTGCTTTCATTGTTCTTATTTAAAAATAGATTTATAGATTGGTCGATCTTCTGAATCACATATTTTAATTCATCGACATTATTCATCGCCCATTGCTCTGTTTTTAAAACATAGTAACAACCTTCCGTATTGGATATACCTAAATCAGATACACACTCAATAGTCAATGTTTCTATGCCTTGCATTTCATTCGACATGCAATGTTCTTCCTGAGTAAACTCAAAAACAACTTTGTCTAATTTGATTTCACTCATTACTAAAAGAATTTTTCGTTCAATTCTTCATCAGTCAATGGAACAGGTCTTTCTTCCCAAGTAATTGATTTTCCCAAAGCACTTTCAGTGATAGTAGGCTTGAAGTACTTATATTTTAATTTAGAAATTCTCTGCCTTTCTAGCCCATCAGCTACTAAGGCTATCATTCCACCAAATGAACCCATTATCAAGTAAAATCTAATTACTTTCAACTTCTCCTTAAAAGTCCTTTTTTTAAAAGGAATATTAGTTAATTCATGATCTTTAAAAAACCAATTTTTACTTCCTGTTTCGGTAGTTGAATTATCTTCTGACAATACATATTCTTCACTTGCTTTCATTTTGTAAGATTTAGAGTTAAATAGATTGAGCTATAGCAAAAAGAACTACAAAAATCAACACACCAACTACAACCATCGTATAAATTGCAGAGGTTCTATTTCTTTGTTCTTTCTGATAATCTTGGTATTCTTTTTGCGCTTTGCGTTTTGCCTGGTGTTCAATTGAATTAGGCTTCTTAAAATTACCCTTCATTGTTTTGATTATTAGTGTTGTTGAATCTCTCATCAAAGTTTTCAAGTGCTTTATCAGCATAATGAGAAGGAGGAAAATTCAGATCAGCTGGACAATTAAGAATTTCTAAGTAAGCAGCTTTCCAAAATTCTTTTCTTTCTTCTTGAATGGCGATTTTTCTTTGAGCTTCTTTTTCTTTAATTAACCTTTGTCTTTTAGCTTCTCTAATTTTTTGCTTAAAAGAGGTGCGAAAATGAGCATTTATAATAATATCAGCAATTGCTTTAATTTTTTCTTCTTTTGCTTGTTGTTCAGTCATGATTTCTATTTTTCAAGTTTATGAATTGGATTACTACAATTTCCTTTATGACACATACTCATGCTTCTATCATACTGCATAAGAAAGTATTCACAGCCTTCAATTGTAACTACATCAACTTCTTCACCAAAAGTTCCTACTTTATGTTGAGTAGTTTTACTATCTACATTTGGCTTATCAATACAAGATGCTAATCCAATTAGCACTATTGGAATTATCAAAATTCTTTTCATTGTTCTTTGGTTTAAAGTTTTTCAATAAGTATGAAAATAAATCCTACAAAGGCAATACAAACAATTCCTGCTATTATTATCATTGTTCTTCGTATTTTTTAATTGCTAATTCATAAAGACGTGCAACTGGCATAAGATACATGCATATTGCTACTAAAAACACATAATGTAGAATCTGATCACAGATTTTTTCTGCATCTGACATCGGATATAAATTCCATCCAAAATATGAGTTGTAAATAACCCAATATAAAAAGTTGAATTGAATAATTGCTTTGGCTAATTTGATTGTTTTCATTGTTCTTGTTGTTTTAATCTGATTACTGTTGATGGAATTTTTTTAGAATCTTTAAGAATTAAACATCCCTTTTCATCTAATTTTGGACTTTCAAATGTTGCAGAATTTCTTTCGAATTTTTCCATCTCAATTTCAACTATACATTGATCAGAGTCTGGGTATTCCAAAAATATTTCATAACAGTTTTTATAAGATAGTTTGCCGCCTGCACCATAATTTTTCATCAATCCTGATACAATAGGATGTGTATGATAAATATTTCCGTTTAAATATATGTGATAATCATGACCATCAATAGTCTGAAATCCAATTCCTTTTTCTCTAATTAGTGTCGTCTTCATTGTTTAAAGGTTAGTTAAATAGTATAATGATAGATAGTTACATACTAAATGAAATGTATTATCTACCGCAAATATTGACCATGGTGCTAATGGTGGTTGTGCAAAATCACCTTTGCCAGTAACTCTCATAAACCACATAACAAACTTACTTCGATCAATGGCATAATGTGTTAGATATATGGCAAGCACTGCAGACCAACTACCAATTAATAAAAATGGTAATGAATAAGTAATGCAATGAACTTGACAAGCCAATTCGCCTTTCCAAGACATAACTTTTTTGTTTTGTGCCATCCAATCATTCTGGACTAGATAATCACCTACTGCGTGTAATATTAATTGCTCAAACATGGTTGATTTTATTTTGATTTGTTAATGATTATAAAGATTCAAATTCTGATTCTAAAAACTTTATTCTCTCCTCGTTAGCAGCTATGTTTAACTCAGTATGTTTTAAAATAATATCTGCTGGAATGATAATATCAACATCACCAAATGAAAGTGTCTTACCAGTTAATCCATTTGGGAATGGTATATCTATAGATTTTTTAATCTTATTAAGATAACTAGAAATAGTTTTTAATTTGTTATTATAATCCAAAATTGAATCAATCTGTTCTTTGAGATCAATTGCTTTTTGTAAATTTTCTATTTTCATTTGTTCTTCTTTTTTAGGTTTTGTTTTTGAAACTAGTTCTGAATCCAAAGATTCTAATTTTATGCCTATAAATCCAGCAGTTCGAGTAATTTCATCAGCTAAGGCATTAAGCTGTTCATCGGTCATTTCTGCTTTGATATGGATTTCTGTGTAGTATTTACAGTCGCTCATTGTTCTTATTTTTTTAAAATAAATACTTACCGACCCATTCAGTTCTACCTTCTGAGTTGGTGGTTGTTTTTGGAACAATAGAGTTACCATTCAGAAATCCTTTTCCTCTTTCTCTTATCTCGTCTATATCAAGGTATCTAGGCTCGCACTCAAAAGCAATAGGTAGTTTTTGTTGGTTGAGTGAAAGTTTTATTTGTTCCTCTGAATACTCAAAATAATAATTAGGACAGCCAGGAGAATAATAACCAATATTTCCCTCTTTAGCCATTTGAATAGCGTTTATCAAATCTTCCTCAGTGTACTTGTAGGTTTCTTTAGCTTTGTTATAGCCATCTTTGAAACCCACACAAGCACCTCCATAAATTCCAATTTTAGAGTTCAAATCATAGCTTCTTGGTTCTATGTCAATCTTAACCACAGATTGTACATATTCATCAGCCAACTTTTCTACTTGCTGATCTTTCAATTCTGGCAACACATCCACACCATCAAGATATGGTGATCCGTTTAATGGTAGGTGAGCTAGTACCTTAAACTGGTTATCATCATCTTGGTATATACCTGCTGTTATTTTATTTATATTTTTATTAAAGATGGTATCATTACCACTTTGTTCTCTTATCTCTTCATTACTCACAACAAGTAGATAGTCATCTGTTTTAATTAGTTCGTGTTTCATTGTTCTTTTTGTTTAAAATGCGTATGGGCCATCCCATTCTGGTATGTTTGGTTGTCGTTGTTTAATTTCTACAATCTCAATCAGTTTGTCAAGAGCGAAAAGTTCTGCCACTTCGTAGGTTTTGTAGTCTTCTTCTCTTGCATCGTTAACCGCTATTTTATTAATCGTTATTACAAAATCAGTTTGACAAGCTGTTGAATACATGATTGAAACAAATAATTTGTGTTCCTCTATAAACCATCTAAATGCTTGTGAGAAGGTTGGTGCTGAAATATAACGACCCAATTCAAATTCTGAGTTGTATTTTCTTGGCGCTGAATAGTCATTTGAGAAATTACCATAAGCAGTATAGTATGATATACAAGGTTCATCAAATCCGAGTTCTCTGAGTTTAACCGCCCTCTCATAAGGAAGAAATTCTTTTTTCATTATACCTATTTATTTGAATCAAAAATACAACAAAAACAAATACAAACGAACAATATTGAACAATAAAAGAAAAAATATTTTTTTTCTAGAACAAATTCTAATCAGGTGAGGATCAACCCATAAACACCAGAAAGAAAAAAATAATAGAAAACAAAATCAATCCGAAGGATGAGGATTGAAAGAGAAAAAATAAAAAGATAAATCCGAAGAATGAGGATTGATCAAGAAAAGAAAGCAAAAGAAAGGAAA